TTATTGTACAGCTCGGCGAAGTCAATGCCACGGAGAAACTCTCGCGGCTCCTTGAAGAGATCATCGTCCTTCTTGATCGCTGCCATGAAGTGTGGCTGAACCAAAGTCTTGAAACGCTCAACTTCAGAGGGGTAATCAATCGGCTCGGCGTAGTTCGTATCCAGAACTGAAGCAAGCGAAGGAAACTCGGTCTTCATATCATCCAAGCATTCTTTGAGAATCTTAGAAACCTCAAAGGACATTTGTTTATAGATACGAGGGGAATGTAAATGGATTTGTTTACTTTACGCCACGCGGTTTCCGCCACGGTAAGCCAACGACTTCTCATCCTTATCGCCGAGGCACAGGCAGCCCGTGTCGGCGGTAATGCTCGACGGGCAGCATTCCGGCTTGAACGTTGAGTTCTGGAAAGCAAACAGCTCATTGTCGTTGGCAGCCTCGTACGCCTTGAGAGGCGTAGGGGCAGTCGTCTGCGACCACGCATTTCCGTTGGAAATATCAATTCCGCTATACGCACCCTCCTGGTTCTGGTTGACCGGGGCACCAATATCCTGCTGCATGAATGTCTCACGAGTGAGGTGCCCTGTCAGCATAAAACGAGCAACGACAGCGATGGCGAACGCGGCTGCACCTACGGCGAGAACAATGCTTGTCTTGTCCTTCATTGTTTTCTATTGTTATTAGCCGACTACATTTTTATTCCCGTTGAGCTCAGCCAATACACGTTCCTGGATCTTGGCAAGTTCAGCTGGGTCGTGGGAGTCCGGATAGTCCCTAACCATACGTGTTCCGTTTAGCATGAACATTCCGTCGTGGTTACCCATGAACACCTGCATCTTTCCATCGGGAAGATTTACGATCGCCTTGATAACACCATCCCATGTTCGCATTCCAGGATACGCAAACCTTAGGGGGGTATGTCCCAGTGCGGTTGTGACTTTATCAGACGGATCCAGAGCCTCGTAATTCGGCGGTTCCTCGATTTCTTCGTAATCTGCGAACACAGTCCGACCAATCGGCACTCGGTGATCTGTGGTATTGAAGCAGTAAATAAGCTCGGGGGTCGGACCCAGATAAGGAATAGATTTCGGCGAGTGTTCTACATAGATCCACTTACCGTCTTCCAGAACAAGGTGTTCGCCCGAGACGACCACTCCCTCATAGGTATACAGGGGGACGCCAGCTGCGATACACCGCATTGTGGCAGTGACGGTGCAACCCTCGCGGAACACGTCACCAACCTTGACGTCCGAGACCTTTATGAGACCCCTACCCTGGACGTAGATCGGAGTATCGGGGTGGAAGCAGAAGGAGAGACCAATTTGACTTCCGAGGAAGATGGCGAAGACTAGGAGTGGGGGGAACACGAAGGAGAGAACGATAGAGATGGCAAAGAGGATAGTGACAATCGTGTTGATAAGAGTCACAAGTAGACTCCAGAGCGATTTTATAAAATTGATCGTAGTGATCATGATAGTAGCTGCATAGCCCGCAGATCCCAGAATACGAGACGTTAGATCACGAACACGAGCAAGAAGATTGACCATCGTGCCAAACGTGTTCTGGATTTTGGAGAATATATCCCCTATGAATGACATTATGAAGGTCATGATCCCGCTCACGAAATTGCGGAAGTATCCTAGATCGTGTGTGATCATTCCTACAAGACCAGTGAACACGCCAAACATCAAATTTACAGGTTCCATCAGCAGAGCAAAAACGTTCTGAGACATCATGTTCACGCAAAACTGAAAGTTCTCGAGAGTGGATACGTCTGGCTGTATCCCTCCCGCAAATGGCATATACATCGGATTACAGCGATAGGTCGTCCAGTCCTCTCGCAGTTTGTCAAGATTTGCTTGAACGTAGGTGTACAAAATGACCCCCAGTATAAGGAGAGGTCCAATGAGGACTGCACTTGTGGATAAAACATCCATCCTTATCTTCTACACACTCTCTTTTTGGATTTCATTATCACGCCACGTATGAATATCATCGTCAGGAACCTCGTGGTCATCCAACATCACAAATTCGCCAGTGGGAGACGCTACGGCATAATGGCAAGAATCTGTGAGGAACTGGATATAATTGTGGGTATCCTCTGACTGTAACTCTGTGATGGGAACCACTCCCCCCTCCTGCGGAACAATCCAAGTTCCCGGGGCAATTCCTACACCCTTGTAACTGGACAATCCAGCAATTTTATGATGAACGATGCCTGAGACTTCTCCGCCGTACTTTAGCGACTGACCGATCTCGACTTCGTTGACCTTGACAATGCTGCCGTCTTCCAGAATGACCGAGGATCCTTCGAGAAGTCCAGTTAACCTGAACCTGACGGGATCCGCCTTCTTCTTGGACGAGCGGTTGAACCCGTAATGCTGCTCCACCTTCTCGAAAAACTCTGCCAGGATTTCGGGGTCGCTGGTTTCCTCGTAGTCCTTGAAAAGGAATCCGCCGATATGGATGGTGTGCTTCTCCGTGTTCAGGCAGAACAGACGGGGGCAGGGATCGGAGGATTCTGCTAGAGGATGATCTTCTACCCGAATCCATTTACCTTCGTGGACTATCTTGTGATTGCCCGAGACCTGGATTGTACCTACACTGAACATCTGTGTCGCATGTCCATCAAACTCCAGAACACTCTGAACCAGCTGACCATCAGCCAGCCGCATGCCTGGGCGTACCCCGCATATCGGAAGAACTCCTTCTAGGGTAGAGATGGGAGTATAAGGATCAAAGCAGAAGAAATCAGCAGCCTGTCCCACCGGACCATTCTTCACGGATGTTCCAGTTTGGACTCCGGTCGACACAATATTCATCATTACGGCAAATACAGCCATAAGACGGTTCATGAGAGTGCGTACTCGTCCGAATAGCTGCACGGTGTTCTGTAGGGTGTTCTGGAGCTTTCCGAACGTGGACTGAATAATTCCCATAAACCCTGAGGATGCACCCGTAACCGCAGATCGCATATCATTCATGGCGTCCATAATACTGTTGATGATGTCTGTCAGCACTCCAAAGTTTTGGTAGACGGGGTCAAGAGCGAATCCCGCGTAGGTGTTGACGGTCTGGAGAGTGCAGTTCAAGAAATTGGAAGAGATATCGGATCCGACCATCCCAGCCATGGGCATGTACATCGGATTGCAGCGATATTGAACCCAATTATCCTTGACTTCCTGCAGGTTTGACATTCCGTAGGCGTAGAGTGCCGCGAAAATGGCTATGAGTGTACATATCAAAACCACCAAAACGGATACGAGATCCATCCTGCTCTGTTATGGTAAAAACAGATTAAATAACGAAATGTCTGACCTTAATTCTCTACCTCTTGCCTCGCTGAAGAAGATGGCTAAGGGTCGCCGCATCAAGCAATACTATATTCTTCCTAAGGCTCGTCTCGTTGAGCTTCTTGGTATGCCCGAGCTTCCGTCGCGGTACCGTATCGAGAAGATGACTATCATTGAACTTCGGGAGGTCGCAAAGAATCGCGATCTTCGTGGTTTCTGGAACCTGAATAAGCAACAACTTACGCGAATGCTATTTCCTGAAGAGGACAATGCTGTCGAGAATGCTGCCACGCATCAGCATGAGAAGAATGACGGCAAGGCAGGCAAACATCAGAATCCAGAGAACCAGAATGCCGATAAGGTAGGGGTAGAGCTGGTGGAAAATGCGGGAGAGAAGCGGCTTGATAATATGTAATTCAATGTAGGAGTGCGTCTCGGGTTTGCTTGAGAATTCTAGGACGTCCTGAAAGACGTTGTCAAAGAACCCTGGCTTCTTTTTATCCATTCTTTTTGTCTACAGAACAATATAAACTAGCGATGAAACTATCCCAGAATAGCCTCGTTCGCCTCGGTGCTGTGGTCGCCGGAATTGTTGTCCTCGTCGCCGTGGTGAATGCTTACAGCGGTTCCAAGTTCCTCGGCGAGGGTCTGGAGGTCGGCGGCATGGAGCCCCAGGGACCTCTCTCTAACAACCCCAATGCCCCCACGATGGTGAGTGCCCACTCGGAGGGCGGAAACGCTGCCCCTACTCTGGCTCAGGAGGATCGCCACCCCACTGGACAGCAGACCTACTCCCAGACGGTTCTGTCGCCCGAGGAGCTGCTCCCCAAGGGCGGACTCGGTGCGTCGTGGGCGGCGACCAACCCCGTCGGACTCGGCGACCTCAAGGGACAGAACTTCCTGACACCCACGTACCACTACGGCATCAACACGGTCGGACAGTCCCTCCGCAACGCCAACCTGGACGTCCGCTCGGACCCCCCGAACCCTCGTGCAGCCATCTCGCCGTTCCTGAACTCCACGATCGAGCCGGATCTGTACCGCCGCGAGCTGGAGATTGGCGAGTCTGGAGCTGGTGCCAAGCCCACTCACTAAACCTTTTGCGATATCTAAATAATGAAGTTTACACCACAGGTGGTGGTCATAATCATTGCCATGCTAGGGTACCTCCTGTACCAGTATGTGAATGGTGGTCCCGGAAACTTAGTGACGATCAAAGCTGAGAAGGACGGAAATCCGTACCTTGTCCAAGATCTTCCTAACAAGAAAGAAGCCGTCGAGATGCTGGCGGATATTAAGAGCAGGATGGACAAGGTTGCGGCTTTCTACGCACAGGAAGAGTTTGCCAGTGATCCTACAGCCAAGAACTTGGTCGAGCGATACAAACCTCAGAGTATCATGGAGAACTCTATGACGTCCAGCGATACATCCTATTCGGAAAATAAGGGTGAGAAGATAGTCATATGTTTGCGTGATAAGACGAACCCTCCAGGATACCCTCTTGTTGATATCAATACTGTCATGTTTGTGGTTCTCCACGAAATGGCTCACTTAATGACGACGGAATTGTCTACAGGAAAGCACACCCCAGAGTTCTGGGCTAATTTCCGGCGACTGTTACAGGATTCTTCGCAGATCGGGATATACCAACCCGTCAATTATTCACGGACTCCAGTTCCCTACTGCGGGATGGAGATTACAGACTCCCCTCTTTAACGTTTCACAACTGCGGTTGTTTTTGTGGTTACAGCGGCAACTTCGGTCTGGGTAGTAGGGTTCACAGTTTTAGATACAGATGCAGCTGCGGTAGACACTATTCCGCCACTTGTTTTCGCTGCTACAACGGAGGCGGTGGTACTATTAGCAGCATTCAGAAACTTGCCAGTGAGAGTTGAGTTTGCGGCAGCAACAACACTCTGCTTAAGTATGTTTAAAAGAGAGCTTGCGGACATTGACCTCCCTTTTTTTCCACCAATTGAAGATGACATTTATACTACACCAATACTATTTGGTGGCAACTACTTCTAGGCTAGGCAACACATCGTTTCCGTTTGGAGACGCTGTCCAAGTAATGCCGTCAGAACTGAATGCTAACGTGTTTGTGCCGTATCCACCAGCGACCCATCTTGTTCCGTCCCAGGCGAACGAGCGTACACCACCAGTAAATATATCATTTCCGTTCTCTGAAGGATACCAAGTAATGCCGTTATAGCTGTATATTATAACGTTGGGAGGTTGTGTCCCCTGCCCCCCTGCACCAGCTAGCCATATTGTTCCGTTCGAGGCAACCGCGTATATGCCTTCACCACCAGTTAACGATTTACCGTTCGCTGTCGGCTGCCAATTTATACCGTCGGAGCTGTATATCAGTGTTTGTGTCCCAAACCCACTAGCGACAAACCTTGTTCCGTTCGAGGCAACAGAATATACTCCACCGTCAATTAAACCCGTTCCGCTTGCCGAACCTGTCCACGTAATTCCGTCGGAGCTGTATGCTAATGTGTACGTTCCACCCCCACCAACGACCCACCTTGTTCCGTTCCAGGCAAATGCCTCTACATAGCTAAATAGCGAATTTCCGTTTGCCGATCCTTGCCAAGTAATACCGTCGGAGCTGTATGCTATTGTGTTTGACCCCGTATCCCCACCAGCGACCCATCTTGTTCCGTTCCAGGCAACAGCGAGTCCTGCAGTGTCAATTATATCAATTCCGTTTGTAGATGGAAACCAAGTAAGTCCGTCTGAGCTGTATGCCAATGTGGTCACTCCAGTCCCCCCGCCAGCAGCGACCCATCTTGTTCCATTCCAGGCAATACCAATTATTACAGACATAATAGATGATATGTCCAACCCCGTCCAAGTAATACCGTCATAACTGTATGCCAAACCACCACCACCACCAGCTAACCATTTGGGCGGATTGGTCGAGGTGGACGACGCCGCCGTCTGTCCGCTGTACGGAGGATACACAATGGCACCTGTCACTGGATTACGAGTAAACCCAACTGTAGAATTCGCCAGGAGCGTCAATCCGCCTCTCGTCAACGAAAAATTACTGTCTGCCGAGATCTGTTCTTTCAATTTTGTCTTGTCGTCTAGTGTAGTATACGTAATGTACGCTGCAAGGTCGGCAGTTTCACGATGAAGACGAGTGAGATCACCCGAATCTGCCGAACGTCCTTTTTTATCACCAAGTGGACAGGACATCCGTACGTCTTACTTATTCTTGACACTAGAGATTACAGCTTACTGCCGTATACGCCTGAGAACCTGGACGGCAGGGTTCAGGGAAGCGAGCAGAGCCGGTGTTGTGTTGTTGTAGACGACCTGGGTGGTTTCAGCGGAGCGGGTACGATACGTCGGGGGGATCCCCAGATTTCCGAGCTGTAATACATTTAGCTCGGTGGCAATTCCACGCTCGAGTGCGATGAGCTTTACGTTACGGGTGAGCATCGACGAATCAGCAACGCGACCGCCCTTCTTCCAGCTTCCAAGTCCAACATTAAACGACGACATTATTTTGATCACATAAAATAATGTCGGAGGAGCTGACCATTCCCGTATTGAACACACAAACCGGTTCATCCTCTACCATAACCCTCTTCACCGACGATACAATTGAGACTGTTCAGTACCGTATCGGTAAGGCGGCGGGAATCCACCCTGATCGTCTACGCATATACGTCAACGGCCAGTTCGAGGGAACGTACTATTCGAAAGATTCACGCAAGTGGGAGAACCTGTTTCTCCGCATGTCTCCCGAAGGTAAGATCGTGCAGAAGGGACTGCAATACTACCAAGCGTCCCGCGAACCCAAACTGGCTCTCTCAGAGTCTTCGTACGATAAGTCCGGATGGATGGCACTTGATCCTGCGTCCGAAACGTCCTTCCACGAACTTCGCCTGCTCGGTGTCCCTGAAGAGCGGTCGTGGGTCTACCCCCTGAACAACGACACGGACGCTCCCGAACACTTACCTCCAGCGTCGCAAGTAACGATAGAAACCAAGACTCTCTTCAAAACCCTGCATCCGTACACTGTGTCTCAGATCCAGGTTGTACCATACACTCCCCTCGTACCGAAACTCGAGGTTCTGTACTACCCCCGCCTACGCTCTGCATCCCCGTCCGTTGTTCCCGAAGACGTGCTCCGCAACCTTGAGCGACAGACCAATATTATTTCAGCAATCACTGATCTCAGTTTCCCTAAGGCTGAGCATGTCACCATAAGCCAGGTTCGGTGGAAGCTGCCCTTGGTCGACACCGATTTCGGTAACGCCGTTCGCAACCGCTTTGAACAGATCTTTTACGGAACGACCCTGTCTCCCACCATCCCCGTCGTCTCCTTCTTTTCCAGCAGGTCAGAGCAGTCACGGCACAAGTTCTTCACCGACACTCCCGCCAAAACGCCCCACTTAGATTTGCGGACATGGTCGTACTGGTGGGCTGCCACGAAACCGTCCAAGAACAAACCTGCTCTCGTTTTTTACCGCGGAAACTCCCGTGCGTCTTTTGATCGCATCACCGTCAACTCCACCGAAATCACCGTTTCATGCTCGCGTACCCCCGAATCCAAACTGAACCACGCCGAACTCCAGCGTGAAGTCAAAGAGTTCCTCGTTTCCATTGACGGACTCACCGCTTTCCTGGATCCTGCAGATTATGATGACGACCGTTGGGTCATCCAAGATATGTCCGCGATCCTTCACTTCTCCTCCAACCTCAAGCAGGCCGATTTCCGCCGCTTCGACTGTCTTCGCGATATCTACGAGTCCACGAACCAGGAACAGCTCATCTTCAAGCTTCTGCGTAGCGACCAGAGCGATACTGGCTTAACCGACAACCAGCTCCGTGTCCTGGGAATGCTGAAAGACAATGAGTTCACAAGTTCCGAGGATGTCCATGACCAGTTTCCCGACCTGTCTGTACCCGAGGCAACAACCCTCTTGGAGGGAGTGAAGCAGATTGTTACCGATAACCCCGATATCGGCGAGCGACGGGTTTCCCTCCTCCCTACATTCAAATTTACGGCAAAGGAGGTGGCAGTCACTCATGCCCCAGATATGCAGCGGGTGGTGGGATACATCTCCATCCTTCGCGAGATTCTGATGCACCCTGACAACTCGGAGCTGGATGCGGTGTGCCCTAAACGTATGGAAACAGTGGAAAGCGAGATCGCGGCTGTACCTGTCAGCAGCACCTCTGGGGATTCAGGGTCTCAGGACGACGAATCTGGATTCCTTGACGACCTGCTTGGAGAACTGGCAGGCTTGAGCGTGTCTGAAAAGAAGGCGGATGCGGATGCAGATGCGGATGCAGAGGCGAAACCCTCAAGTATTGTCAAAGCCAAGAACGCATCCACATCCCTATCCACTTACTTCCTCACCCAGCTTCGGGAGTTTGACCCTGTACTGTACTCTAGCGACTCTCCGGCGTCTAAGAAGTGTGAGAAAACACGCCAACCAGTCGTTCTGAGATCCGACGAGCTCGCAAAGTTCAACGATGAAAAGCTCGCCGATTACAACCCTAAGAATGACGGAAAATCAAAAACGATAGACGTAAAAGAACCCGACGGCGTGATTTTTTGTCCAGAGTACTGGTGCACACTTGATCGTATTCCCTTAAAGAAAGATCAGTTGATCGAAGGGGTTGCCTGCCCGGTATGTGGGGGAAAGGTGCGATCAACGGATAAGTCCGTTGAAAAAACACAGGATACTACCGAGTTTCCGGTGATTCAGCGTGATTCTACCTCAACATTTCCAGGATTCGTCAAGTACAAATCTACGACATCAAAGAAACCCATCCCCTGCTGCTTCACTGCGTCTCAGGAGTACAAGCCGATGGTTGCCAGTGTCCGACCGAACACAGCCGAACTGTTCTACGTTCTGGGAGATACAAAGACCCGACTGGACGAACTGCGGCTTGCGTACGTTCCTCAAAATGTAGGAAAAATCATGCGTCTGAACCTCGACTACTCAACAACCGTGGATGCCGGAAATCGTATTCAGTCTGGAGAGAGGGGGTTCTTCCGTGCAGGCGTAGGGAGGGCATCTGAAACCCTTCCTAAAATTATTGGAATGAACGCGAATGTCCGTGAGCCGTCTGAAAATCCGGACGTCGTGGAGCGGTGCTCGTTCTTCCGTAGTTGGAAACTAGCAGACTCTGACGATCACGATAAAGTCAAGGGACGCGTGGCATCCATCAACAAGGCTTTCAAGGAAAACGAGCTAACCCCTCTAGAAGAGTTAGAGTATGCTGCTCTGTCCTTGAACTGTATGATGTATGTTCTCTATATCGGCGAGTCATCCGTGAGTACAGGATGTTTCATGAACATAGGTGCGGTCAGAGACGTGAAGCGAGCCTTCGTTGTCATGGTCAATTCTGAAAATCCACGGAGTGTAGATTACCTCGTTCACGTATCGCGAACATCGTCGATGCCGGCATATACCGGAAACATTTACCGCGACTCTTTCCCAAAAACTTTAGTGGGTATTCTGGAGGATCTGAGAGTCAAGGCGTGCGTCCGCAACGTTCCGACAGTTGACAAGGCGATTCTGTTCGCTAACACGAACTACAAACCTAAGTTCATGGAATTGAAGGTTGTCCTCGACCCTTACCGCCGAGCCCAGTCCCTGTTTCTTCCGGGGGAGTTCATACTCCCGTTCCGTCCCACCTCTCAGATTCCCACATTTCTCACAGAACATATTCCAGGGTACGCTGAAATCCCCCAGTCGCAGTTTCCTACGAAGGCGGGCATGTTGAATGTGTTGACCCATGCGGCTGATCTTCATCCAGGCTACGCCTATGCCCACGACTCAACAGATATTCGCAATAATGTGGTTGAGCTCATTACGGCATCTGGGCTTCGAGTTCCAGTGCAGTCTGGAGTAGACACCATATCTCAGGATCCCACCGAGATTGTAGATACTGTTCACGATGAGACAGAGGAAAAGGTCGCATTTGCAGATCCGTCAAAAGACGATACTACATTGGCAAGGTCAATTACGTATGAAGCTGAGATCTTTGAGTTCCTTCTCTACCAGCTTTCCAAAGATATTATGACGGAAGACTATCCAGATCTCAAGCTTGAATTATCCCACCACTCTCCGAACGTTGACACGCTGCGTCCTCTTATCCATGCGTGGATGGATGATACTCTGACGTTCACATCTGCATCCGCCCCTCCGGAATTCTACAGCAAGATGCGGCACTCGTGCACAGATTCACCTAAAGATGCGTGCACAGGTCTGTGTGCGTGGGACGGTTCATCCTGCAAAGTACAAGTGAAAACCGTGCGTAAAAGCCTACAGAAAGCAGTACTCGAGAAACGGCTCGTGTCAACTCTTTCAAGCAACGACAAGATTCGCGGTATCGTATTCAATCACCGAGTCTCGCCTTTCTTCAGCAGCGTTCTTTACCTTGAAATGCCATCAGAAGTCATTTTGTCCGACCGAGATGTGTCCATTCAGCTTAAGAAGTAATTCTCTTCTGTAGAATAAACAAATGGACTCTTCTGACGGACTACAAACTGGTGGAGCTCACCGTGCGGTTGGATCGCGTGCCCAGGTGATGCATGGAACCGCTCACCACACCAAGGGCGGATTGACGAAGAAGAACTTGAAGTACAACAAGTACGGCAAGATCGTCTCGGCTCGCAAGTCCGCGGCGGCGAAGAGCAAGGGCACCCTCCGGAAGTGGGAGAAGAAGACGGGTCACCGCTGGACGATCAAGAACGGCAAGCCCACGAAGGTCAAGCATGGCAAGAAGGGCGGTGCCGATGAGGAGGAGGTTGTGGCTTAAACGATCTCCAGGGTATACCCTGCCGGAGCCGTCTTTTTGAACAGAGCTTCGACGGCTTTAATGTAAGTATCTCGTAGGGTAGGGATATCGCCGGTGGGAGGGATGGGCGATCCCACGTGTGTAACGATTGGTTTGAGAGGTTTATACGACAATTCAAACCAGTTCTGCAGGGCTTTCCAAGTAGGGATACCCACAGCCATACCCACGTATTCATGGAGGTACTGGTTGAACGTAGTAGCCCACCAGGCATCCGATCGGGGGAACATATCGTTTTCTCCGTAGGTCAGGACAGGAATGAGAGGCTTGCCAGTCTCCAAGGCAATTCGAAATATCCCACTACGTTTGCGAATGTACAGCTTCATGTGCGTTCCTTGGGCATCTAGCATTTCCCGCACGCCTCCCAGCATAACTGAGACCGATTCGCCCTTTTGCAGGGTTTTGGTAATACTTCCAGAATCGGAGGGGATGCTTCCGAGGTACCGCATAATATCTCCCACGACTGGAAAGTAGTGATAGAACGGCAGGGTTACGGCATGGTTCGCTGGGTAGTTGGGGTGTTTGCAGAGACCGCCGTTGAACATCACGGACGAAACGGAGATTAAACCGTGTGGTTGCCAAATAAAGAGGCATGACGGAGGCGGTGGCTCCGGGCACTCCATCCGAAATGTTGCCTGAATATTCTCTTCCACCTGTTTGTTTCGTAATCTTGACGTCACCGACTCAAACAGAACCTCTTTCGGAAATAGACCGTATAAGGATGCGACCAGTAGACCCAGAACTAGATTCACGCCCATCAAAACTCCCACCAAAAGCAGGATCCCGAAAACGCCCAGCAAAACTACCGGCCAGAGATATAACCACGACACTGCCATCCTACTCTCCCCGCAGATTGTTTACTGATAATTGGAACTCGTTCTGGCACGTGGCATTCGGGGTTCTGGCATACAAGCTCAAACTCCTGGTTCCCCTGTTCATTTTTTACCAGTTCCTGGATATTACGGATGTCAACGTGTTTGTGGATATCATAGAGTTCCTATGTGGATACATCCTAGCAGCCGTGTTCAATTGGATTTAAGCGAGTCTTCCAGAACTAATAAAAATGAGCAGTAGCTACTTGGTGGAGGCGAAAACTGTTCAGACTGGAGCCATTCGGACTCTCGTAGAGGCTCTCAAGTGTATCCTCGTCGAGATGAACTTCACCTTCGACAAGGACGGGATCAAGATGGCGGCGATGGACAATACCCGCACTGTCCTTGTCCATATGCGTCTCGAAGCCTCAAAGTTCGAGAAGTATTCGTGCTCAACTCCGACGGTCATTGGTCTGAACACGGATCACCTCTACCGCATTGTCAAGACGGCGACCAACGACGATACGCTGACCTTCTACATTGAGAAGGGCGATCACAATCATCTCCGTATCCTGCTGGAAAACGGGGATAAGAAGGAGGTCACTAGGTACTCCCTCTCCCTCCTTGACCGTGACGAGCCGAATATTGAGATGCCGTCCACGGAGTTTTCGGCACGTATTACGATGCCCTCGATCGATTTCCAGAAGAAGTGCCGTGATATGACTCTGCTGATGGCGAAGACGGTGGATATCAAGAGCGTGGGATCTACGCTGGTGCTGGCGTGCAAGGGTCAGTTTGCGAATCGCGAGACGGTTCTGGGTGATTCAGACTCGGAGTTCAGCGTGAAGAAGGAAGAGACGAACGCCATTATCTCCGGCAGCTTTTCCCTGCCTCACCTGGTTCTCTTTACCAAGTGCACCAACCTCTCCAACAACCTGGAGCTGTACATGAAGAACGATTGGTTCATGATGATCAAGTACGTCATCGCCAACCTCGGGGAAATCAAGCTGTGTCTAATGCCGTGCTCCAATTCCTCTGCTTAAAGAATAAGAATAATGAATATCGGATACATACTCATAGGCGTATCCATACTCGTACTAATGGCTGTTCTCTACGGTCAGAACCGGCGGAGAGAACAGTTCACAAACATGAAGGGAAATTTTCCAAACTGGGCGGTGATCGTTGAACAGGTGAAGACGATTCTGGATAAGCATTACGACTACGACGCTTCCAAACTCGCCGAGCTAGCATCAAAGCAGAAGGAACTGTACTCTCTCATCATGAAGAGTATTGACGATGCGGTTAAGAGCGGTCAGGGTGGAGTCTTGGGAGGAATGGTGGAGTTCGTCTATGGACTGCCGACCCCCGAACTCATCAAACAGTTCATGGACAACAAGGATGTGTCCAAACACCTTCCAAAAGGAGTGACACTGAACGTAGACTTGCCATTCGATACTCGTATGGCGATGATTGCGGCGGTATCTGAAGTGTCTAAGGATATGGTGAAGAACGCGAAGAACGAGAACGACATTGCTATCGGGTACTCTCTCTCCTATGCCACCACGGCTGCTGCTGCGGTTATGAAAAATCTGTCAATGCCTCTTCTGATCGGAAAGGCTATTCAGGACACAGGTGCCAAAATGAAACCATCCGGAGTTTCTTCGATTGTTCCCAAGTAAAAAGACTTACAAGAAATCCAGAACAAGAGGATAAGAAAGAATGGATCGCCCCCATCAGCCGCCGCCGTACATGGAACGCTCCTTTGAGGGCGGGCAGCGGATGATGGCTCGCAAGTCGGCAGAGGAAGCTCCTGAAGTCGCAAATTATAACTACGATGCTGTCGATAATGTGGTAGGACTCGAAAGCATGAGCACCGACTTTTCGTTTCTGGGACAGGATCAGTTATCGACCTCCCTCTACGGACACGTCGGAAAGGAACGCAAGCCTACCTACGACCCCTCGGTTCTCCTGAACGATGCCTGGTTCTGTGTCATGACGGACGACGGGGGAAAGCTGTACGGTATTCTGAACACTCTGCGGGAGATGGGAGTGAAGTACCCTGCCGACCACCCGTTCGAGACAATGTACGGCAAGACGACTCTATGGGAACGGGTGAACGACAACGACTACAAGATTCAGAAGCGGTACGATGCCATCGAGCTCCTGAAGAAGTTTAAAGAGCCGCCGAAGCAGGTAGACATATATGATCGGCGGGCGTTATTTCAACATACTCGAGGATGACGATGTACAGGACTCTATGCAGTGGTGCGGATACTGCATGGGCATTGTTGCCGTGTTTGTGGTAGCAGTCTACGTGTTTGTGGTAGCGATTGTCATGATAAAAAATTGATCCTTGACTGGTTCAGACGTCCCGCAGTATCTATCGGCGGGACTTGTGAGCGGTATACACGACGTCGTCGGTGATTGTCATCTTCATGCCGGAGTTCAGGTAAGTCTTGGCACTTCCTGGCATCACCGACGCCGTCCACAGCTTGACGATGTTGAACTCACCTTTCGGAGACGTGGAGAAGCCGACGTAAGCGTCGTGCTTGGTGAGCATAATATTATCTTCAGCAGCAATGGAATGAACGATGAGGTCGACTGCAATATCATACATGTCGCAGGTCGGGATCTTCTTACTCCACGATCCACCATTTTCGTTTTCGGGAACTTCCCAGATCGGGCGGAACCCGCGTTTCATGAAGAAGAAGTAGCCACACTCCCATGCTTCTCGGGGAATGGCAGCTGTGATTGTCCAGAGTTGTTGGGCGGTCGAGATATCTGCGATCTTCTTGTAGTTTGATAAGCTCCAGTCCTTGTTGCGGGGATCAAAGTACCAGAGGACCCAGGTGTGAGAGAAAGGCGTTGATTCGGTGATAGTGGACGTCATGATGTTTTGGGCACTACCTTATTTCGTAGATCAACTCTAAATCCGTTTTCGCCGATTTATGCATTGTGTTCAAAACGGATCTATAATGTATCCTTGGAAGACAGAGTATCCATCCTATCAGAATGAACTCTACTCTCATCTACTCTTTCCGCACCGCCGTCCATCTCCCCATCCCCATCCCTGTTCTGGACATGATCTCTGCCATGCAGTTGGCTCCCGTTGCACCAGTCTACATCAAGAAGCCCAAGAAGTTCGCCCCCCAGCGTCGTAGCCCACAGGATGATTCCTGGCGTCGCGACATTATCACCGAGCTGAAGGCGACTATTCGCCAGAAGGATGATCCTGATTACGAAACCATTATTGGAATTGTGAATAAGGTCGTCGCATCGAATCTCAAGGACAAGACGAAGACGATCGTGGAGACGATCGAAAAGCGGGATCAGACGTTCCGCATGCGTGTTGTGAACTTCGTGTTCGACCGCGGTGTGTCGATGCCGTTCTACGCCAAGCTTCTCGCCGACATGTTCGCCCTGCTGTGCGAGTCTATCCCGGCTGTCCACGAAGATCTCCAGATCTACTGCTCCCTCGACACATTCAACAAGATGTTTGATCAGAGCAAGACTATCTCGTTCCCCGATCTCACCACGATGGCGAAGCAGCAGTTCGAAGATGCCCTGTGTATCTGGCACAAACAGAAGGAGCTCCGCCGAGGCTTCGGCGTGTTTGCGAGCGAGCTACACACTCGCGGCTTGATTTCCGAGACCCTGCTCCACGAGGCAGTGGGCACAGTGATCTCCGATTTCGAGGAGAATATTCGCAAGCCGAAGAACGAGGTGGTGTCCGAGTCGGTTGACCAAGTCGTCACGCTTCTCTCCGAGATGGCGAAGCTGTTTGGTAAGGAGAACAGTTTCATCTCGAACAAGGCGAAGCTCATTCTTGCCATCCCCAAGACCGAAACCCCCTGCCTCGGTATGCGTTCGCGGTTCAAGCTGGAGGACTGCGTTCACAAGGTTTAGACACAAAACAAACTACATTACAAATGAGCACGGTCACCGCGACGCCGAATATTCCCTCCGCCACGGTTCTCCTGCGTGCCGCCCAGATTGCAGTCGACGAAGATCGCCCTATTCTACTCGATTACTGGACTGATAGCCGCGACAAGAAGTGCTGCATCGGCGTCAAGGATGACGCCAAGTATCTCGTGAAGAACGAGAGCGAGTACACCTCCACAGTCCAGAACATTTTTCGCATTGAGGGATGCTTCATCATCCTCACGGAGAACAGTCTGTACGTTGTTTCTCAGGAGATCCCCGTTCGGAAGATAGTTTCAGAGCTGAAGGGGGAGTAATATAATACAATGACAAGTACCGCCATCATCTTTCCACCACCTCACATGTTATTCCACGAGCCACTGGACGATCGTGAAATGATTCGGGTATGGAACGAGTACAAGACCACACATGCTGCCGATCTGGAAACCACAGAGATTGATGCTGCCACAGTGTGTTCAGTCGACGAGTTCGGAAAACTGTTTGAGATTTGGGTGACCTCTAAATCGTCCAAGCGTATTAAGCTTCTGATGGTCTGGCATGCCCACTTTTTGAGTTTGGCGTGCCAGCAGTCGCTGCGACGATGGCTGGAGACCAAGAGTTATCGTTCGCGGGTATGGTTCCACGTAGAGTACATGAACAACGTTCAAACAGCTATTCAGAGCCGGTGTATTTCTCGGGAAATCAAGGCTGAGCCCTATGTGTGTGCTGTGGAGCATTTGGGGGATACTACAAAGGTCGTGGAGACTTGGAAGCGGATCAAAACGGACGCTGGAAGTCGCAGTTCAATATAAACCAAATACGAATGCTTAGTATCTATACGGATGGTTCATCAATTAACAACGGTCGTAAGAACTCACGAGGGGCGTACTCGGCTGTTTATCCGGATACGCCTGAATTCTCGTTTGGTCGTCCTCTTCCCTCTGACGGATCTCAGACGAATCAGACAGCTGAACTTACCGGAATCCTGGAGGGACTGCGAGGATTCAAGACATTCCGCAGCGTATCGGGCGTGGTTGTCCGCATCTGCACCGATTCCGAATACTCTATCAATTGCTTGACCAAGTGGGTATCTGGATGGCGGAAGAGGGACTGGAAGACATCTGAGGGCAAGGCGGTGGTTCACCGAGTTCTGCTGGAAGAAATTCTCAAGGAGTTGGAGCTGTTTGCCGGGCACCAGTTCGTGCACGTGAAGGCACATACGGGCGGAGAGGACAACGACAGCAAATGGAACAATTATGCAGATCAGCTGGCTAACAAGGCTGCGACCGAGAAGAGGGAGGTTAAGCTGGCGGATCTTACCGACAAGGTCGTTCGTCTCGGAACGTCAGCCGACGACGTGCTCTCGGGCATCCCTCTGAAAATCATGGGTGCTCCCTTATCTGAAACCGATCTCGTGAAGTCCATTCTGGAGAACACGGCATCGCTGGATCAGAAGTTCTTGTCGTCCGCCCTGATTTCCGCCCTCAAGAAGACCCTGCAGTCCAAAGCGTATGATCTAGAAAAGACCAAGATTCACGGCGGTGTGGCGTATCGTCTCGTCGAGAAGACCCATTTAACCATAGAAAAGCTAGAAGAGCAATAAGAAAAAGGAGGATGCAGGCTTACTTTTTCACGTCCCCCACGTGCGGTCCGTGCAAGGGTGTGAAGCCGGTTATTTCCGAGCTACAGGAGGATCATCCGGCTATCCAGTGGGTAATGGTAGATACAACACAGGATCCTAGCAATATTTCTAAAAGCATGAATATCACTCATGTTCCAACAATGGTGGCAGTGTACGGTGGTCGTGAGGTTGGTCGTCATTCAGGGACGCAGATGATGGGGTATTTTGCTCTTGTCAAACGGCTTACTTCACAGGGACGGACGTGATCTTCTTACCGTTCTGGTAAGCATCACATACCATCTCTCCATCATCGTTGGGGGCATTGCAGTGTGCCTGCTTGTTTCCGCCTGCAGATCCCGACGAGCTGCCAGTCCCATCGTCAAAGTGTGTTCCATCGAGGGGCAAGAAGTTCGCATAGTTGTTCTTCATCACGTAGTATCCTGTAGTTCCAGACAATAGTCCGACCGCAAGAGGGAGGGCAAGAGCCTTGAACGTAGCAGCGATAGTAGACGAATCTACGCACTTGAGCTCGCGATAGGCATATACGTTAAGCATGAACACTGCTGCAGAAATTCCGACGTATCCCCCAGCTTGTGCAGCAGACCTCTTGTTTCCAACCGTCATATCGAGTAGGTATATCATAAACACTGCAGACAGAGCAGCCATACCCATTGGCGAACCCTGGATATCGAACCATCCGAGTCCACGAATCGCACAAGGATTGAATTTCTGAGTAATGTAGTCCGGCAGAACAGCTCCACCTAGCTGTTTGTTAGCAGCCAGCTTTGATGTGGCGTCCGACGATTTTGTGGCAGCTGCACGGGTGGGTCGGGCAAAACTCACGGTTCTGCTGGCAGGAGCTGCCGTCGTCGCCGCTGACTCTCCCATATCAGGAGCAGTGGATACACTTCCCGGACGAGGAGGAGGCTTGTTTCCTGTTGGCATAGTCAGCTTCCTGCTTGCAGCCTGACGCTGGGGTTTGGCAATCGCTCCCAGAACTCCTGGCGGGCTCGGAGGAACCGCAGTCGATGGAGGAGGAGTGACTGTCGGTGCTGTAGGGTCTCCCACTCCAAAGAGCTGGGGTCCAGCAGGAGCAGGCTTGGTTACAGCCGCTGTCACTGCTGATGCCGTCGATGCTACAGCGGCTGTCACGCCCTTCGAGAATCCGAAGAGTGTGCCTCCTATGATCCAGTGTAGAATAACGGCAAGGATTCCGACGATGCTTGTAACAGAGTAACGGAAACTGAGATTCATGATGTCGGAGATGAAGCCGATAAGCAGCACAACGTCTGGCGACACGGCTCCTCCCAGGACTCCAATAATCTTGAGGTTATCAAGGAACCCACTACCCGTTGACGACACACCTGACACCATACCTGTGAGTGATTCCCTTAGACCCGGGTAAAAAATTAGAACAAGTCCAATTGTCATGACGAGAAAGGACAGCACTGTAAATGTCAGGGACGCGATCGCTACGTTGACTCCCGTGTCTCCCATTGTTTCAAAACGAGAAGAAGAAAACGGATCTGTTTATGTGCTAGAAATCCAGGACTGCCCAACAGAATGTATCCCTACCAAACTGACGCACTCAATTGGATGAAGACCCGCGAATCTGATCACACCATCTCTGGAGGTTTCCTGTGCCTGGACATGGGTCTTGGCAAGACCCGCATTACTGCTACGCTGATTCGAGACAACCTGCTACCCCGCACCCTCGTCCTCACCACCAAGTCCACCGTCGGCGGCTGGCTCGCCGAGCTCCGTCGGCAGTCCAACTTCGCCTTCGACTGCATCGAGTACGTCAAGAACAAGACTCATCTGACTCCAGGACGCCCGACCGCTGTTGTGGCCACGCACCATTCCGTTTTGAAGGAAAACGTCGGGTGGTTTCGTGAGCAAGCCTTTGATCGGGTGGTGGTGGACGAGGTCCACGTCATCCGCAACCTTGGGACTATCTTCTGGGCTCTCCGCGAGATCCCTGCTCACACCCGCTGGGGTCTTACTGCCACGCCCTTCAACAATTCCAAGTCCGATATTCGTGCCTACACCGAGTTCCTCCAGCCTGGTCTGCCTGCCGAGGAGTTCAAGAAGTACCGCTACCGAAAGCTCCGCTCCGAGGTGGTCATGGGCGGACCCGAGCTCCAGAGCGACAAGCACGTCTACGACTTTGAGTCGCCCGAGGAGCACCGCCTTTACGAGTACGTTGCCGGTCGTATCGAGGACACCAACGCCTGGATCGCCGCCAACGCCCGCCGGCTTCCCCGCCACGTCCGAGGCATGATGAAGCTCACGATGATCTTGCGTGAGCGTCAGGCGGCCATACACCCGCAGATCGTTCTGGATGCCGAAAAGGTCTGGCGTGCCCAGATGCCAGCGGTTCTCGGCGACCCCGACGATGTGGGCAAGTGGGATCCGTCCAAGGTCACCAAGTTCCGTCACGTGGTGAAGATGGTCAAGGATGACTTCAAGAAGGGCGAGTCCACGATGATCGTGACGCACTTCAAGACCGAGCTGGATCTGCTCCAGCAGGCTCTCGCCAAGTCTGGCATCAAGACCGAGGTCCTCAACGGCAAGACTACCCCTGCCAAGCGGACGGCTATGGAGAGCTACGGCAACCCTGCCACTCCTACCGAGATCAAGAACATCATCGACGAGACCACGTTTGTTCCCGACGACGTCATCGGGATCATTCAGTCCTTCATCGACGGTCCGCGTGTCCTCCTCCTGCAGATCAAGGCGGGAGGGGTGGGCATCTCGCTTCCGTGGGTGCACCATGTCATTAACACCAGTCCCGATTGGAACCCGTTCCTCGAACTCCAGGCAATCTACCGTGCGTACCGCGTGAACACCCGTCACAATGTCAGGGTGACCTCGATGTATTTCCGTGACACCGTCGACACGCAGATCCAGACCCGTCAGAAGACGAAGTTTGAGCAGAGCCTAGAGTGGACGGGCGATGCACCCGAGTCTATCTCGGAATATATAAGTATGCCTGTCTAATAATAGAGGAGGGATGACCAGTATCTTCGACAGTGCAACCGGCTGGCCCGACAAATACAAAGCCTGTGGTGCCCCCCACCAGTCTCCTATCAATTTATCTCAGTCTTTTGCACTTCCATGCGACCGTCTTTGCGAATGGAAGGTCGATGACACCGCCGTTGGAAACGCGAGTGTGTCGAACATGGAGGCTCAGATCGGTGGACTCGTTGTCAACTCGTTTCAAAACGGCAAGCCTACCGCCAAATTCAACGGGGACGGATACACGTGCGAAGCCATGATTCTTTATTCTGCATCTCAGCATTCTCTAGAATCTGTGTTTGGAGAAGCAGAGCTTGTCTGTTACTTCACACACCCTGGCGGAAAGATTATTTGCATGTCTGTTTTGGTTCGCAGTACGCCAGGAGAATCGGCATCATCAAAATTTTTTAATGGGTTTGTACCCTATGCCGAGAACGGAGGAGTCATCACCTTGGGGAAATCGTGGTCGCTTCTCGATGTTGTCCCCGATACTCCGTCATATTACATCTACACGGGGACTACGGTCTGGCCTCAGTGCACTCCAAATGTTACGTGGATCGTTTACTCCAACACCGTATCTATGGATCCGTCCGACTACGCGAAACTCGTGAAAACTATCAAACCTGCTCGCCGTCCGCTCGAAGAGGTAGCTGATCGCAAGGTCACGTTTTTCGATGCCAAGGGTGTCTCAACTCCCCGTGACGGAAAGCTGTACCTCCGTTGCCATCGCCCGGCAAAGGCTGCGAGCCCCAAAGAGCAAGCAGTCAAGGATGTTAAGTCGGTCAAGCAGGGTGGACTGGATGAACAGGTCAGTAGTGATCAAAAAGAGGCGAACCAACGTGCATTGAACAACGCAACGCAGGTAGCGAAGGAACAGTATGACGCGATCGGAGGAATATACGGCGTTCTGACTGTTCTCATACTTCTTGCAGCTTCGGGAGGTATGTTCTTCACCTCAACTGGAAAACAGTTAGGTGCGACTGCTTTCGTGATTGCGTTCATTATACCCCACTACATTCGTGCCTTTGTTCTCTGGATCCTTTCGAGCGTATTCAATATTCTATAGACGGTCACGGACACCACCCCCCCAAACACTCTCCTCCTCTCCCCGCCACACGATCGTATCCTCGATGGGAACAGCGGCGGTATCATTCTCCATCATCATCTTCTCCACTGCCGACTTCTTGGGCTTCCGAACCGCCTTCTCGACTGTCCGCCAGTCCGAGGACGTGTCAGCCGTAGGAACTGGTGGGAGTTCCTTGTCTTCATATTCATCCTCGTAGTACGTATCCTCGTCTCGAGAATGAATGTTTCCGAAACTGCGGTAGAGGGAGTGTACGAACACCCCCGACCTGTTCCGCTCTATTTCGCTATTGCGATCCATAATCTCACGCATCTTCCGGATCTCCTCCTCCTCCTTGGTCTTGGCGTCCCATCCAGCGACCAGCGACGCCAACTTCGGTTTCGTCTCAGCTGCCACCTTCTCGCTTCCGCTTCCACCCCACGCACTCCCCGAGTTCCCGAGAGACGGGAAGCTGATATCGTTCACTTCCACCTTCTTCTTCCGCTCCTCATCCAGTTGATTCTGCTTGCGATTTGCGAGTTTCTCATGCCAGGTGCTCATCTTGCTTGATTGATTGGTTTGATTTGAATATGCTACTCTCTTTCCAGTGGAATACCAGATCCGTTTTGACGAATTCAAAACCGATCAGATATTTTCAGGTATGGGTAACCACAAGAACAAGAATGGTTTTGGCAACTTCAATTCAAGCAGGGGGTACTCTCCAGGAACTCTCAGTCCCCGCAAAGTCTGCCGACGTCCTTGAATGGCTGCGTACCAAACTCAAGCAGCCTGGTCTCCAGTTTCAGGGCAAGATCCAGGACAAGGATAAAGAGTCGTGGGTCACGGTCTTTGCTGAATCGGGATGTGAAGACGAGGACGATGCCGTGAACCAGCACGTTCTTGGCGGCAATTTCCAAGACGAAGTCTTTGTAGGTTGTATCGTCGTGATGTTGTCCAAGAATTCCAATGCAGACAACTATGACAAGTCTGCATCGGTATATACGAACCTCAAGCCCGCAGAGTACGAGACTATTTACTCTAGCTGGACGTTCGAAGGTGAGTCGTCGGACGAGGAGGAAGCGGAGGCGGAAGCTGAGGCGGACGCCGAGGATGATGTATCTGTCAATGACGATGTTCCTCAGCTGGAAGATGACCAGGAAGATGTAGTTGAAGACGAAGCTGCTCCTACCCGTCAACGTAAGCCACGGCAGGCTGTTATCCACGACGTCAATACTCCATGTCCGCTTCGTGATCTTGTCAAACAACGCTACGTGGAAATCGGAATTCCAACGGACATGTCTGCGGAACTGGAGGCTGCTCTTCTCCAGCGGTGTATTCGCGACTGTGCGAAGCAAGGGATTGAAGTCACGTGGGCGAATGTTGCCTTCTGGCATCATTACCGAGGTCGGTGTATTCAGTTCTACGAGAATGCTCCGGCTTGGATTCCCAAGCTCTTATCTGGCGAACTTACTCCGGCTGCATTCGCAGATATGACAGTCGTTGAACTCGATCCGAAGCGATGGAAGGCACAGATCGAGGCACAGATTGAGAAGGACAAGCATCTGTACTCGTCTTCTGGTAGTGCATCCATCTACTTCTACTGCTCTTCCTGTAAGAAGAAGACCAAGTGCGACTACTACCAGATGCAGACGCGAAGTGCGGATGAGCCGATGACCACGTTTGTCACCTGCCTAGAATGCGACCGTCGCTGGAAGTTCTAAAGAAGTCTCGCGTAGAAATAATGGTTCGGTGGGAGCTTAATAGCAAGCATCCATCTACGTCGTTTGGAAAAATTGTTAAGCGGCACGTGGGAGCCCTTGATGCCCAGAATGTTGACAGTATGATCAGTGCGTATGAAGCACTCTATAAAGGCAAGTTCAAGTCCGCCGATGAAATTCGCAGTGCGTTCACCAAGGATGGGCAGCCTCTTTTTACGTCGGCACAGGCTGCGTCCGTGTTCAAGAAGATCCAGCCCCTGCAGGCACAGAAGGGCGGGGCACCAGTCGAGAGTATTCTGAACGATTCAATACGCAAGGCAATTGATTCTGCTGCAGGGATCACGCCTCCAGCTCCGGCAAATCCGGCAATTCAAGCAGGAATTAAATCCGTCCAGTTAGTGGTTCGAACCATTATTCCATTCATTTTTATCCTGGACACTCTGGAGAACACCCCTCTATTCGGAGACCTGATTGGAGCAGCCCTGGATGTGACGGCTGCGGCTCTCCCCGTTATGGCTTCAAGTATTCAGACGGTGACACCCAGCATTGTTGGCTTGATACCTATTCCTCTCGCAGGTACAGTAGGTATTCTTCTCGGCTGGTTGTTTTCTCTCTTTTTCCTCTGGCTCGCGATGGTCATTGGAATATCACGCAAGGAGTTTGCTGCAGCTTTGGAAGCCACTGCGGGTATGGTCCCTGTGATTGGTCCCGCATTTTCCCGAGGAATCAAGGCGGTGGAGACCGTGGGAACCAAGTTCTACAACCGTGCCGATAAAATTTCAGCATCGATTTCCAAGGCGTTTGGAAGCCTGCAGGGTGCAATCTCAAAAGTCCAAAATACTGCAAGTTCTCTCCCAGGCATCGACAAGTTCGCGGGTCCCAATCCTCCCGCTCTCCCTTCACTCAACGATATCAAGGACAAGGCAGCTTCTGCGATCCCCCCGCTGCCTCCCCCTGCCCCTGCTGCCGACGAGAACCCCACTCCGCCCACGGCTCCGCCCGCCCCATCTGCTCCCCCCGCAGATATGGCTCCTTCTCCAGCTCCATCTGCTCCACCTGCGGATATGGCTCCGTCCAAAACGGCATTTCCTCCAGTCAAAGCACGTACCAATAAGGGGGGTCGTCGTTCAACGCGAGGTCGGCGAGTACAGAAGAAACGGCGAACCCACAAACGCCACCGCCGCAACTAGAGCGATAATATCCACCGTCTGCACGATCTTTTGCCATTTCAGGGGGATCTCCTCCAGATCCTTCTTATACTGGGGAGGCTTGAACGGAGCCGATATCCAGCCCAGGAAGGTGGGCTTTAGTTGATCATTACAATCATACCACATATCATACCACGCCATCAAAATATATCCCGTGAATGCGAGACCTATTGTGATAGCACGTTTGACTGCGATATCGTAAGGGGAACGAAGAGGAGCCCAGGGGGGCATCCAGTAGATGGCGATCAGGAGACCAGAGAAGGCTAGGCACTTTGGGTTGAGAGCCAGAGGAGTTCCAAACAGTCCGCCTCCCATTATCTTGTGTGTGGTAGGAATAATAAGACAATGTCAGGTGGTCGTTCTACATTTTTCGGTGCAAGTGAAAGTGTCGGAGGTCGGCCGGGGGCAGCCGATCAGTCGTCTCTCCTGAAGGCCCTCAAACTCCAGACGATGGTGCGACTGAATACCGCAAACCGTGCGGCGGGGATTTACCGTCAGGCGAATACGGCGATCCACACGAGCTCGCCGATTGAACGTGCACAGTACAACGCGAACCAGCAGGCGATACAGCGTACCATATTTTATAACCCTGTATAAGCAATAGTCGGTAGGATGACGTCAGTATCAGAAGACATCAAGAAGCAGGTAGAGGTCCAGGCAAAAGCTCTTCCACCTGCATCCTTGGCAACCCTAAAACAATTGAGGCAGGAGAACTGCGGACAGACAACGAAAGATTTCCACCTCCAATCCTTCCAGGTCTTTGTTCGTCGTATGCTGTCCCCTGACAGTCCGACCCGAAACATGCTGCTGGTTCATGGGACAGGAGTGGGAAAGACGTGCACGTCTATCCAGGTGGCGGAAGAGTACATTTTACGTCCGGAGTTTCAGGATAAGAAGGTACTTGTGCTAGCCACGTCAGCGGTAGAGGAAACGTTCCGGTCGCAGATCTTTGACGTGAATCGGGTGGAACTTGACCCGGCAGGACTTCTGAGGTCGCAGCAGTGTACGGGAAGGCGGTACCTCGATATGCTGGAGCGGGCGAGGTCAGAGGATTTACGGTGGGAGAATCCTGAGAATCGCGAGCGGCTAAACACGATTGTGCAGAAAATGATCGACGAGTTCTACGAGTTTTCAGGATACATAAAGTTCTCGAATTTGGTGGAGAAGAAAAGGGTCATGCTTTCTCCGGGAGATTTCGAGGCGTGGATCCACGAGACGTTCGATAGCCGCCTCCTGATTCTGGATGAGGCACATAAGCTGGGAGAAAGCGATGTAGAGTATGCGAAACAGACGTCGGAAAGTATTGAGAAAATCGTGAAGGTCGCAGAGGGAATGACGTTAGTGCTCTTGACGGCGACACCAATGTACGACTCGTTCCAGGAAATCGTTCTCTTCTTTAACTTGTTCTTGTGGAACGACAAGCGACAGAAACCAGGAGATAAATTGAATGCCGGGTCGTTTTTCAAAGCGGACGGGTCGTTCAAGACTCCGGAGGCAGAATCAAAGTTCAGAGGATGGTGTAGGGAGTACGTCTCGTTCATCAGAGGAGAAAACCCTTTTACTTTCCCGTTCCGTCTTCCTCCACCACAGCCTATGATCGGGCTACTTGATCGCAAGACGGACTTCAAGGGGGATAAAATCACCCAGCCACGGAAGTACCTTCCTCTTGTAGTGTCCTATGTGGAAGGAGTCCAAAAAGAGCGAGTGAAAAAGGTCTCGGGAAAGATCCAGGAGGACGTTATTCCTACCATCGTAGTGTCCCCCGACGGACGCTCGATCGTGAAATGTTTTGACAAGCCAACAAACTCTGCAAGGTTCCAGTACAGATACGCTAAGGATGTCCCTCCGTTCCTAAGTCCTTCGCAGGTGGGGCAACACGCAGCCAAGTTTGCTACAATCATCAAATGTATTCAGGAGTCTACTGGTATTGTTTTCGTCTACTCGAATTACGTGAGGGGAGGGGCACTGCAGTTTGCCATGTGTCTGGAAGAGCACGGGTTTGATCCAGCAGTCGGTACCAGGCTGCTTGAGAATCCATCGGGGGAGTACACTGGTTCTTCAAAAGGAAAGTACGCGTTCCTCACGTCGGATATGACGGACAAGCAGATCGCGGTTCTCATTCGGCGTCTTCGCAAGCCAGAGAATTCTACGGGACAGGATATTCGGGTGATTGTAGGATCGTACATAATTTCCGAGGGCGTGGATTTCAAGAATGTGCGGCAAGTCCATATCCTGGATCCGTGGTACAATATGAGCCGCATGGAACAGATTATCGGACGTGGACTGCGTACATGTTCTCACTCGTCTCTACCGTTTGAGGAGCAGAACTGTACGGTCTACCTCCACACCCTGCGGTATGCGGATTCTACACAGGAGACGTACGACGAGTACATCTATCGCAACTTCGTGGAAAACAAGGCACTTGCGATTGCGAAGGTGAAGCGTGTTCTGGCAGAGTCGGCGGTGGACTGCACGACTCAGATTTCTACGAATCAGTTGCCAGACGCTTGGCGGGCGTTGATTATTCCCCAGCGGCGGTCTCAGGATCGGGAGATGGTAGAAATGCCACTATCGGCATTATCTGCTCCAACGTTTGAGGACGGAACGCCGTCGCTCGTATGTTCGGTGTCAACGTCCGCTGCAAGTGCACCAGAGGACAGCTACACCCGACCTCTGAGTTCGTACCTGGATATTCGCGACGAAGTGTTTGACGACATTATTCGCATGTTCAAGGAGAAACCGCTGTGGAAGCACGGGGATCTCGCCCAGAAACTGTCATACGATCCGTCGGTGGTCACATACCTGCTTGAGAACGCAGTGCAATCTCACCTGAAGCTGAGGGATACGGCTGGAAGGGTTGGAACTCTCGAGAACCGCGACGGGGTTTATGCATTCCTTCCAGAGGGTTCTTCGGATGCCACGATGTATGAGCGGTCGGTGAAAGATTCAGGAGACGTGCCGATTGCCGTTGACGTCCCCGAAGAAGCAGTGGAGGAAAAGAAAGAAGAGGAGAAGCCAGAACCGGGAGTGGGAACGAGTCTGCTCGCCGAACTCCGTGCGTCCTTTGATACGCCGTCTCTCTTTGAACCGTTCACTCCTGAAGTGGTCGAGTGGTTTTTGGTAGATCAGGTCATGAAGCCAGCAGATAAGAAGGCACTGATTGTGTCTAGACCAACGCCTACACCCAACTATGCTGCTGGTCTAGAAATTCCAGGGGTGGGGTTTGTGATGGGACACGAGAATGTCGTGGGTGAAGACGGAAAGCAGGTGGATCTAGTAGGAACAGATCGGGATGCATACGCATTGTGGGCAACGACACACCTGAACACTATCGCAGAAAAGATCAAGGAGGGAAAGATTCTGTGCACGTGCGAAGACCAAACATTCAAGATTGCGGCGTTCGAGGTGGTGGACGGACACGTACAGAGGGTGAAGCGGACAAAGACGGTCAAGCCTAAAGCGTGCACATCGTTTGACGCCAAGCCAGAACTGGAGACGCTGGTAAAAGATGCAGGGATGGTGTTTCACCCGGATGCCAAAGAGAAAAAGAAGCAGTGTGTATTCATCAGCATGGTGGCACGGTCAGGAAGCGATAAGTTCGTTTGGGTTCAGCCAGAAGTTTGGTCGGTGGTATCTGGACCAGCGTACTCTGCCATTTTAAGGAGTAAAATCATATAAAACAGATCCGACACATAGAATAACATGACGACAGGAAAAATGTTTGAACGAAGGGAGTTGACTCGCGTTCTTACGATTCCGTCAAAGTATGTCCAACGGAATATCCAGTCTTCGCTCTTATCGCAGCTTAAAGGTCAGATCGAAGGTCGGTGTGGAACGGAGGGGTATGTCCAGCCAAAAACAAGTGTTATTCTAGATTATTCTCTCGGTCGTCTGAATATTCTGAAGTCTGGTGTAGCCTACGAGGTGAGGTTTCAGGCGGATATCTGTTATCCACGCAAGGGTCAGATTCTTCGTGTTCCGGTTATGTTCAAGTCAAAGATTGGTGTCCACGCAGAACAGTCTCCCCTACGCGTGCTCCTGCCCCGCGATCTCCATATCGGAAACGCAGAGTTCGAGGCGACACAGGAGAACGACGAGATCGAGTTCGAAGTTCTGGGTGCGGAGTTTAAGCAGAACGACGAGCAGGTGTTCGTCCTGGGCAAGCTGATCAAGCGTATCCCCGCCGCCGCGGAGACAAATCCAGTGGAGGCTGTTGTTCCAGAGGTGGAGGAGAAGCCCGCGACTGGAAGTTCGTCAGGTGATGGGGGGGTGAAGACAGTGACGATCCAGGAGACGAAACCTGAGACAAAGGAGCCAGTGCGTCGTAAGCGTCGCCTCGGACCGGCTTCAAGTTTAGAGGCACCTGCCACACTACAACTAAATGTCGGCCGAGAAGCTCCTGCCTCTTCTTGAGAAGCTGGATCAGAACGAGCACGAACAGATTTTCAAAATTATCCGCAAGTATACGAATGAGTTCACCCGTTCAGATACTGGCGTATACGTGTCATCCAAGAACCTTCCTACAGAGTGCCTCTCTGAGATTGACCGGTATGTTGCTTTTTGTTTTGATCAGCGAGCACACTTAGAGGCTGGAGACGTAGATAGAAGTAAGTACGAGAAACTCGCCAAAACGGGTAAACCTAGCCGTTTTTGATCTAAGAAATTAACAATGGAGCGGGCACTGGACAAAACCCGTCAATCGGCAGATATTGCCGAGTTCATCAATATATCAAACACAGATCCGCGGGCGGAGTTTGAGGCAAGGGTTCTCGCCGGACGAATCCAAACTCGCGATGTCGCCGAACGTATTCTGTCTGCGATCAAGACTATCACCGCCGAGTCGACAGAAGAGAGTCGTCTAACATGCATCTATCCTCAGGACATTCGCGTCCACGTCCTGGGTGCTCCGAACATCCATAAGGTATGTGTCACAAAGTCCTTCAAGGATATTCCACTGGACGTTGAGCGTAAGACTCGGTACTTTGATTCAGTGGATCGCAAGGACACGACGAAGGCTGGCACGACGCGGGACGTGCTGGACATCGCTGATTTCTTCTGCCGGTTCTCGCTGAAGACGGAGAAGCACCTGAAGAAGGACTTTGACGGAAACCCAGACGACCCCGCCGCGTACATCCGCGTGATTCACCGCCAGTCGTTCAAGGTTCCGGGCGGGGAGTTTCGTATCGACTTCTCGATGGTGAAAATCAAGAAGTCGGCGAAGGAGGGAATCAGGGACGTCCTGAAAAATGCGGCAGAGTACGAGCTGGAGGTAGAGTACACTCCGCGAAAGAATCCGCGTCCGGCGAAAGAGATCCAGCGAGTACTGTACCGCGTCCTGGAAACGATTATTGGGGCGTATCAGGAGACAACACATATTCTACCCCTGTCAGATCTGCAGAAGTACTCACAAGAGTTCAAGACATCTGGAAACCTGTTCTACAACCCAGTGACGCTGGAACGCCGGCATATCGTCAAGGAACGTCCGTACAACATTCTATCTGGATACACGGTCACCAACAAGGCGGATGGTCAGCGATGTGGACTGTTTGTGACGCGGGATCGGCGGGTGGTAAGGGCAAACCCGAACGGTCAGGTGGTGTTCACAGGTCTGACGGCAAACTCCGATATCCACAACGGGGATTTCTTGGACGGCGAGTATATTCCAGAGAAGAACCTCTTCTGTGTCTTCGACATGTACTACTACAAAGGTCGGGATACTCGGTCTCTTCCCCTGTTCACGACGGACGATGATATCAAGAAGAACCCTACACTGTCACGACTGGGATGTGCCAGGCAGTTTGTTCTGGATACGGCTAGCGAATTCTCGAGTGCATCGGAGACCACGCTGCGGGTGGAGACTAAGATGTTCTTGGCGGGGGAGGGAGCAGCGATGGAGGATGCGATCAAGACGATTCTGGATACAGAGTTCGAGTACGAGACGGACGGTCTGATCTTTACACCCCGCGAGTCACCAGTGGCTCCGCACGTGGATACGCGGGGAAAGACGTGGACGCGGGTGTACAAGTGGAAGCCTCCCCACCAGAACTCGATTGACTTTCTAGTCAAGTTCGAGGAGGCACCGGTGTACGACGTGGTCAAGAAGGAGATGATGAAGAACGGGACGCTGTATGTGGGTCGCACGCCAGGGCTGGATATTCTGTACCCCTGCGAGACTCTGACAGGGGAGTATGTACCACCCAAGCTACCGCCAGAATTCATTCAGTTGGCGGATTCGGGGACGCGTGTTCCATCGGTGTTTCAGCCAGCGGCTCCTCGGTACCCTGATGCATACGTCCTGCACTGTCCTCTGAATGAAAAGGGTGTCCCGGTGGATATCGGGGGCAATAAGGTGGAGGACAATACGATCATTGAGTGCTCATATGTGGTAGAAACGAAGACGTGGACAGTGATGCGGACGCGGTATGACAAGACGTACCTGTATCGTGTTCTGCGTCGGGCAGAGTACGGCAACGATATCAATGTGGCTGACTCGATCTGGACATCAATTCATGTTCCGATCACAGAAGCGATGCTGAAAATGGTGTGGACAAACCCTCCAGACGATACGTTTGAGGACGATATGTACTACCGCGACGACGAGAACTCGAGGGAGCGGAACCAGGTGCGGGCGTTCCACAACCGGGTGAAGGAGGGGCAGTATTCGTCATATGTCGTCCCTGGGAACACACTTCTGGAGTTGGCGGTGGGGCGGGGTGGAGATCTGCACAAGTGGCGGCGGACGAAGCCTTCGAAGGTTCTGGGTCTGGACATTTCGGCAACAAACATCAATATGCCGAGGCAGGGTGCGTGTGTCCGCTACCTGAACGAGAAGAAGCGGTCGAACGAGTTCCTGCCGAAGGTCTTGTTCGCACAAGCTGATATGACAAAGCCGTTCGAGGAGCAGGATTCGCGGTACCTCAAGATTGTGTTTGGTGACGAGCCGGCAACGACGCCGTACCTTGCCGAGTTCAAAGGGATCCAGGAGTGGGATCTGGTGGCGTGCCAGTTCGCGATGCATTATGCGTGTGCGACGGAGGAGATGTTCCGGACGTTCGTGGGGAATCTGAAGCATTGCAAGACCATCTTCTTCGGAACAGTTCTGGATGGGCGGGCTGTGTACTCTCTACTGATGGGAAAGGAGCGGCACACGTTCCGGTCGAACGGCAAGACGCTGGCGGAGATTACGAAGAAGTACGAGGATGTGGGGCAGTGGAAGGACGAGTTCGGGCAGCAGATTGATGTATTGCTGGAGTCGACGGTGCGTCCGTCGCCAGAGTACTTGGTGCCGTTCGAGACGGTGACGCGGATCATGGCAGAGGAGGGGCTGGAACTGATTGATTCGAAATCGTTCAAGGATATTTACACGACGCAGAACCAGGTGGTTCTGGACAAGGCGGAGCAGGAGTTCAGTTTCCTGTATCGCACGTTCGCGTTCAAGCGGGTGGAGAAGCCGAAGCCGAAGGAGCCCGAGCCCGAGGCAGAAGCAGAAGCAGAAGCAGAGAAGGGGGAGGGACAGGAGTCCGAGGTGGCGGAGGAGGAGCCGAAGCCCGAAGTGGAGGGCGAGAAGAAGGAGGGTGAGCCGAAGCCCGAAGTGGCGAAGGAGCCCGTGCGGCGGAAGCGGATCGTGAAGGCGAAGGATGTCGTGCCTCTTCCCGAGATCGTGTTCTTCTTCTCGAAGGAGCCGGAGAATAAGGAGCTGTCAAACTTCTACGAGACGGAGTTTGAGCTGGATGGAGTGAAGTACAAGTCGGCGGAGCATGCTTACCAGGGAATCAAGGCTAAGACGTTTGGGGACGAGGAGGCGTTCGAGAAGATTCTGAAAGCTAAGTCTGCTCAGTCGGCAAAGGCGGCAGGGAAGAAGGTCAAGGATTTCAAGGAGGAGACGTGGAAGGAGAAGAAGGACGAGGTGATGAAGACGGCTCTGCGTGCAAAGTTCACTCAGAATCTAGACCTGCGGAAGAAGCTTCTGGATACAGGTGACAAGCGACTGGCAAACGCTGATTCTCGGGACAAGTACTGGGGTATCGGAACGTCGGCGAATACGACGATGGCGAAAGATCCCAAGAAATGGAAGGGCGAGAACAAGCTGGGAACCATGCTGGAAGAGTTGCGAGCACAGATCAAGGCGGAGTAGTGGAGCCCGAGGCACGAGTGGCGTAACAGAGTAAAACGAATTTATACCCAGTCTTTTTCATTTGAGAGCAGCCAACTGACCCCAAATGGAAAAGTATATTTACTCCCAACCCATCCCTGCTATGAACCCTCTCAACACATCCATGCATCATGCTATCATTCTCAAGGGTAATAAGATCCTTGCTTCAGCCTTCAATAAGGTCGGATCCCGCTCACGAGGGTGTGGGTACTGGGAAAAGACAATTCACGCAGAAGTCAATGTAGTCAAGAGCCTGGGAGATTTCTCCTTACTTAGGGGTGCTACACTCATTGTTGTTCGGCACGGAGTGGACGGAACGCTCAAGTCCTCAAAGCCCTGTAGATCGTGCCACAATTTCCTGGAGAAGTGTATGTCCGAATACGGTCTCCGCAAGGTCATTTATTCTTAGAAATACGCTTGTAGTAGTCCTCGTACGACTCCTCCTTCGGAACAGCAGCATTGCTGAGAACGGGGGCAACCCAGCGATTCGCCAATCGCATTCCCACCTCCTTTGTTGCCTGGTCTTCCGTCAGTTCTCCACGCTCAATCCGGCGTTTCTGGTTCAGCATGTAGAAAAATGTAGCGTCCAGACCGTCCTCCGCGTGCTTCTCGAAAATCGAAGGATAATTGAAATGCAGGGTCTGGTTCTCCTCAACCAGCTTTTTCATGTATGCATCCTTGTCTGTATTTTTAAGAGCTTTCCACTTCTTCTTGCTGTCGTCCATATCGCGAACTAGACTCTGGATCTCGGTAGCCTGGTACTCTTTATCGTCCATTACACCTTTTCTATTCTAGCCTGTAAATAATACGTATATGCCGACGCAAGTTCAGTCTGACGGAACAATTATTCCCGCCCCCGAAGTACCGTCCCAGCCCGGCCCGATTCCGCAAGCTGTTCAGGGATCGCATATAACTGCCGCAGCTGCGAGTGTCAACAGCAAGACCGAAGATCAGGCGGATGCACTGAAAGTTCTGGGAGGAAAGGTCGGTGGTCGTCGGCATCGCCAGACCCGTCGGCGGCGGGTGGCGAATCTGCGGATGGTTCAGCGGATGATGTTGATGCGTGGAGGTGATGTAGAGGTCAAGAACGTACCATCAATGCCCAGTGCGGGAGGCGTAGATCCGAAAGCGACGTTCGCGGGAATTCTGGGGGCTCAGCATCAGCTGGCGGCTGACAAGCAATTTGATGGATTGGGAGACGCGACCCCAAAACTCATGCCTTCCCCAGGAGGCGGAGGTCGGCGGCGGCTGAAAAAGAAGAAGACGCTAAAACACAAGAAGAATGGCACTCGGACTAAGCACCGATCTGTACGCAAACATCGGGGGGCTTCTCGCCGCACTCATCGTGTTCGTTATAGTCACTGGTAGTTACTTCATGTTTGCCCAAAAAATGATGATTCGGTCTGATTACTTTATTGTCCTCTTCATTCTGGCTCTGGCACTTGTAGCTTTTCTAGTCGTGAAGACATATTACTCTCTACAGTTCAACACGACAGTGACGGTGTAGACGATTTGCTGTAGGCTTCAAAGTGCGGCTCAAGAATCTTTACGAACTCTGTACAGTCCTCGTGGGACTTGAGAGCGGTTAAATTAATCTTGCCGGTGCGGAAGATACATGCAGTCCACCTCTGTGGGAACACGACCTTGACACACGGAGATACATCTGGCTCGAACTCGGCCTGGATGCCTCTCTCTTGGAAATACCGCTGAAGAGCCACTCGGGAAATACTGAGAGTATTTGTGAACGAAGTGGAGTAGTTCATGAGAAGAACACGACGCTCAGTATGGTCGTCCCAGCTGCCCTCTTTTAGGCACTCTGTGGGGATCTTTTCGCGGAGGATGCGGAGAGAGGAAATCTCGTACCCCGGATCGAGAATACCTGTCATGTGAAATACTCCGTTATGAAAGATCTTGACCGTAATCTCTTTGGACGGAAGCTTACCGTCTCCATCGTTCATAAGAACTACAGTTACCGAGTTGTGTCCGAATCCAGACGTAGTCACAGCCTTTGGATTCCGACGTTTAATACGATCCCGCTTCGACTCGCCGCGACGCAGAATACCCCTCTTCTCGATCTTGATAAGTTCACTGTCAATAGGCGTGTTGCGGAGCATAATGTCGGTATCAAGCTTCATGTTGTACGAGTGAAGTACAACCATTGTGGACAACCTCGGAGTGACTAACATCTTCTCTGTTCTTACTGCCAACCACTACCACTTTCGCAGTTCCGTTTTTCCATGAATAAGGAAGCAGCAGTGGGTTGCTGGTAGAAAATGCAACCGTACATTCTCGAAATACACGGCGGCAGGCTGCTTCGTGGGGAGGGGAAAGCATCTGGAGAGGATCGAGAAATCCGAGGTACATTGAGCACCCAGGATGATGGGTATAAATGGTGGTCATGGTCTCTGCAAGTTCGGCGGTTCGTGTCTTCGATACGTCAATGTATCCGGATGGAAGAGATGAACGTGCTAAGCGGTCGCAGGCTGCTAGGTCGAGTCCAGCATACACCCACAGCATCTATTATTACTATACTCCTTAATGAAGCGTAAACAAGTACCGAACCTGCTGAATATCAGCCAGGATTTCATCGCGGATATTCAGGAGATCCGTGTCCTCTTTTGAGACGAGTTTCGGAAGGCTCTTGGTCAGCCACTGTATGGCTTCCTTCATCAGCTGGGGAGCCCGCTTGTCGTTGACATCGTAGATCTGTAGCTTCCCAGTAGATGCCGTCATCTTGGGGCGACCGTAACGACCCATATACGCTTCAGTAAACTTGTCAATATTGGCATCTAGGCTTGTCACAAGGTCATCGGTCGCCTTATGACGACCAAATGACATGGTCTGCCAATGGTACAGCTTCACCTGGTTACGGAGAATAAGTAAGACATGAAGTATTTCTCCCGACATTTGTTATTGTTATTAGATTAGTAAATCGTGGTCAGCTGGCAGCCTCCAGAATTGTTGGAAAGAGTATAGTTCTGAGCGGCAATAACGACCTCATTGCTGTTCTTCCGCAGGCCAAAGCGAATACGAGTGCTAAACGGCTGAACAACATGGTACGCGGGGGGGAACTGAGGGGGAGGGCACACAATCTTCTTTGGAAAAGTGACGTTGTCGTTGAGGAGCGTTGCACATCCCAGAGATTGACGTTCAACCTGAGGCTGGTAGTTGAAATAATCAGCAGCATACGCGTTGCCCTGCGTCCGAGCGAGAATGTTGGCGGATGTGCAGTTCGGGATCGTGCCGCCGCCCTTCATGACAGGGTTGGGTTCACGCAGCTGAATACCCGTGCGTCCAGTCTCCAGGAGAGGATCGGGGTCGCGGGATGCTAATTTGCGGACGCGGGCGGTGAACTCGGAGCTGTCTTGGAGATTCACGGTGTTCACGGGTGGAGCGTTCAGAGCCTGTTCAATAGCCTTCTTGCGGAGAGCCAAAAACTCATTGGACGAAAAAGGACGGCGAGCCTGGAAGACTGGCTGCCCTGCGACAGAGACGTCGTGGGGCCAGGGAGTGGGAGACGCTACGGACATTATATTCATTCTAGAAAAGTTCTACATACGTAAGCACGTGACGACGACAGCATTCGCGAGTCAGGCCGAGTTCGTCCATCGCCCGGCCCTCGGCAGTCTTGAGGGTCGTCTTTGTGAGGTACGGAATTGTTGTATCGGTACGCCCGTCCTTCTTCTTGCCCTCCTCTACGAGTCTAACGTAATCAAGCCACTTCCCTGCCAGAACTCCGCCGCACGTTACGCACCGCATATCAATCGGCATATTGGTCTATAGTCTTGTCTTCCATTGCCATATTTATTGTTCCGTTTTAACAAAGATGCTGGCCACACCGCGAGATATACACACATCGGTTGCCATCATTGCGGTGTACGCATTCACCGCACTGATTGGAATCCCCAAAACTATCCTTGACGCGTTCCTTACACAGCCTGTATTCACCCGCATAGTCTGGCTTGCGGCGATCTGCGGACTTCTGTTCACGAAGCATTATCTTTCGGCAGTCTTGGTGGTTATCCTGGGACTCCGTGTATCCTTCGAAAGCAGTTCGAGCTACATGTTTTCGACACAGGGGACACTAGCACAGTACGCAGCTCTTCAGAAGAAAGATCCTCGCTTTGACCCTACGTCGGAGTTGGATCTCAAGATGGCGAACGAGACGCTGACGTTCGACCCTGCACGGTGGGTCGATCCCGGTCGAGCCGTGGTTCCGCTTCTCCTGTTCCCCCCTACCCCTCAACAGCTCTCACTGATCGGGAACAACGGTAAGTGAAGATGGAGCTGAGGGTGTCAAGTTCGCCGTTTTTCGAAGAGGGTTGTCTGGTAGCCTGTTCTTCCGAAAATGAGGGGGTGAGGCGGTAGGCTCCGACACTTGACGTACAATTCCCGGCGGAGGTTTTGACGACATATTCACGTGTATGTGGTCTAACTCTCCAACGATTTCAGGTTTTTCTAGGGTAACATTTGATTCTACCTTTGCATTGAATCGACGAATGATATTGCTATGAATAATTGGTGAAGATTCTTCCAGTCTATCCTGCTCGGTGCGTATGACTTTCAAGAACTCTTGGGCGTTGGTTCGTTGGTCACGACGCAGGGCTAGTTCGTTGGAAATAACACGAAAAAGCTTACCGTAGGAAATGGAGGAAAGCCTGTGTCCTTCAGAGAACTGGGCAGATTTCAAGAATTGATTGATTGATGTCATGATTCCGCTGACGATTGTTACCGCCCCTACGACGACTGTAGCCGTTGCTTGAGCTGATGGATCGAATCGGGTAAGTCCGATACAGGCTGAACCGGAGAGAGCAGTAAATGCAACACTTGGAACTGTGAGCCAAAAGTTCCAGCGGTCGTAATAGACTTGTGACTGGGTGTGCATCCATCGCATGCAGTTTGCCTTGTCTCCAATGGACGCCAAAAGGGTTTCATGAGCACTATTCCACGTGTTGGCGATATCGCTCGAGGATTCCGAAGTATCTTCCAGCTTTTTGAGGGACTCTTCCATTATTACCATGCGAGTTCAAGTTCTCCAACGCTCCAGTATTCCGAGGATCCATCTGGGAGGTGGCGACGCATAATGAAAGGCAACTTACGTTCCAGCACTTCACGCTCGGCGATCTTCCAGAAGAAACGCGGATCATCACGGTTGAATTCCTGGACGGGGACGAGGGGGGGTGCACCGTCGTAGAGCTGCTGAGTACGCATGGAGAGAAGGGCGGTATACTCGTACTTACTAAAGTAGGGAAGAGTAACCCGCGGAGTTTCCTGGGACTTGGTGACATCGGCACGGTGAATGAACGTAGCCATAGCGGATGTTGTGCTTATTGTGTTCCACAGAATGTTTCTAATTCGTTTTTACATTGACTTCTTGATGAACGCACGATCGGCGAGGGCACGCTTGGAGGTAGCAGGGGAGCGTCGCTTGGTGTATGTCGCTAGAGCGTTCAGCTTTCGGAACACGGACAGTTTGCCATACTTCTTAGTAGCCTTCTTTAGCGAACTGTGGCGGGACCTGGCAGATTTAGAGGTAGAGTAACCGAACTGGGTGAGTTCGCCCTTCTTGAGCTTTCCGATTCCTTTGACGCAAACCCCTTTACGCATGAAATGTCCAGATTTACAAGTACGCATGCTTATCGATAGTCTAGAAGAAATAGTAGGGTGGGCGGAAGCGGCCGCTCGGGAAGAAGGGTTCAAGGAGGGACATCAGAGGGGGTACTGGAAGGGGGTGTTTCTTACGTTGACAGGTACAGCGATCGCCAATTACTTCTTACTTTCGCCGTTTCTGAGTCAGAAGTTGTTTCCGCTTGAGGCAACGAACTTTACGCAGTGTCTTACCGTGCGGCCAGAGCAGGCGTGTAGTGCATACTGCAATAGCCCCACTTTCCTTGGTTGATCCCTTTCGTGCCTTGATAGTGTTCCGCACGGCTTTAATACACCGGCAAAACTTACCGGCACGAGTAGATATCATTGTTTGCTATTATACTGAACTGGGAAAAACGGATAGAGATATCTCCACCTGTTTTTCCGAGCATACAATGAACGGTTCTGTCGCATATATTCTCCAGAGCCATACCACGCTGTCCCAGGCTCACCTGTATGCCATGCAGCACATGAACATGTACGATATCATTGAGGGTCTGCGTGATGCCATTGGGTACCCCGAGACCGATCGCAGGATCCCCCTATTTGAGTATTATCGCACGGATGTAGACACGGAGACTCCGCGTCTGCGTCAGCGTCTACCGAACGGTGTTCCGCTGGATCTGACGTTCAACAACGGTCTGTTTGCCCTGCTTCGTAAGATGTTTGATGTCGAGGGTCGGATCGTAGAGGTCTATGATCGCCGCAAGATCAATCGTAGCGACGGTCAGCTGAACAAGCATGTTCGCCAGGTGGTTCTACTCGTCCGCGGGCGGGGGTGGGGGCGGGGGCGGGAGTAGAAATGACGATTTCATGAAGGGGTTATTCGCTGGAAGAGGGTTGAAGGATGTGCGTGATGAGGCGAATTTAGGTATTTTTTGGTTGCTGATCGGAGGAATGGAAAAGGTTCGTGGACGAGCCATCATTGTTTGAGGAGTCTCGTGGCCGGGTTCAAAGTATGCATGAGGGACGTTAATAGTCGTGTCTGAAAGCGGGAACAGCGGGGGTGAAGCAATACGGCTTGGACGTTTTGTCATCTGGTAAGAAACGAGAATAGTTGTTACGACACCAAAGAGAAGACCTCCACTGGCAGCACCGACAATAATGCCGATGTTGTTGGAAGCAGCTGCAGCGGCGTTCGCAGACACAAGCTGGGGGTTATTGGAAGGAGTGTTTGTGACCGATTGAGTTCCTGTCTGGGAGAGGGAGGTTGATACGGAAGGAATAAGACCGGGAGTATTTGTATTGCTAAAGCTCTGAGTAAGGCTGGGTGTTGCCGTGAGACTTCCGGTGAAGCTGGGGGTGTTGGATCCGGTTGATGAGCGAGAGGCTGTCATGGTGTTGGTAAGAGTGTTGGACGCGGACGAACCGGAGGTGGCGGTGCGTGAACGAGTGTCCGTAGCAGAAAGAGACGCAGCCGCACGAGAATGGGTGGGGGTAGGAGTGTCCGTAGCCGAAATAGAGGCGGCAATACGAGAATGGGTGGGGGTAGGAGAGTCCGTAGCCGAAATAGAGGCGGCAATACGAGAACGGGTAGGGGTAGGAGTGTCCGTAGCCGAAATAGAGGCGGCAAGACGGGATCGAGACGGGGAAACAGAAATAGCGGGAACACGGGATCTGGTTGCAGTATCCGTCACAGAGCCGGATACGGCAACAGAGTGTGAATGAGACGCGGTCGCACTTATGCTGCCTCCTGTAATAGGAGTCTGTGCCCACCCCGCAGAAGCAGCCAGGGCAAAAAAGAAGAGTTTCCTGATCATCTTATACCTGTATTATACTTACTACCCGTAATTTCTTCCTATTAACGTCGTGCGGACTGCTTCCACGATGTTCCGCATGTCGTGCACTGATACATCCAGATCAAATCCACCCTACTGAGTTTTACTGCCACAACTTCTGACGATGGGCAGTCCTTTGCTGGGCACTTCACGGTTGTAAGTTTAGGGAGGGTGGGATCGTCTTTTAGGTAAGGATTCACCACTAGTTGTGTCGCTTTGTCCTCCTTCAGGTTGTGTTCGTAGACCATAGGGTTTGCGTGGGTAATTGATTCGACGTACGGGCACTTGCGGCACTTGAACCCTACACCATCGGCATTCTCCTCGAGGGCGTACAGGAAATTTTCACAGTCGGGGCAGAACTTCATCTTGTGCTTCTTATACTGTAATCCGTAATTCTATTCGTTTTGTTCTCAGGGGAACAGATCCGTGCGTTCAAAATGGAACCCCCGCCGCAATATTCTCTGAGGACTACACACACCCAACGAAAATGTCGTCACAGGGTGCACTGATCAATTTCTTGGAGAAGAAGAAGGTGACGGGTGCGAACGAGCCGCATACGCACATGACGATGCCTCCGAATCCTTCCAAGTATTTCATCGGAGATGATGATCTCCAGGAGTTCTATGAGCTTTATCATGACCACGTCGCTGTTTGGAATAACAAGATCGCACTGGTTGAAGCTCCTCACCCTGCTCTGGGACCCTGCAAGGTCGATCTGGATTTCCTGTATGAGCCTGGGACTACGGGGAACCTTCACACTCGCGATCAGATTGTCAAGTTCAGTATTGAATATGTAAAGACGCTCAAGACCTTCCTGGATTCTCCCGATCCCGTAGAAGTCTTTGTGATGGAGAAGAAGCTCCCTGTGAAGAAGGGTGATAAGGGTATGGCTGGCGGTGTCCACATTATGGTTCCAGCCATGCGGACGAACAAGTATATTGAGATGGCGGTTCGCAACATCATGCTGACAAAGATGTCGGTGTTCGACGAGCTGCCCCTGAAAGTCAAAGAGTGGTCGAAGGTGTACGATGAGGCGGTCGCAAAGCGGTCGAGCGGTCTGATTATGTACGGTGCGTCCAAGCCTGGGGGTCTACCCTACCTCATCACATATCGGGTGATGGTGAGCGGCGACCAGGCGGTGGTAGATGATACGCCAGTGCCGTTCACGGTCGATCTGCTCCGGAAGCTGGATATCCGCGAGCGTGATCCCGCCAAGGAGACGCCGATGACGGAGGAGGGTACGAAGCAGTTTGGCGATCTTCCAGAGACGAGCGTGGAGAACGTGCGGATTTCGGGTGGTCGGGCGATCGCACCTGGTCGTGGTCGTCCCGCCGAGCGTCGTCTCCCAGGATCTCGCGAGTCGTCTCCCAACAACGTGGTGATTCGTCACCTGTCGCAAGAAGAGATCCAGAATATTCGGGAGCATGTTGCGAACCTCTCCGATCACCGCACGACCGATTACAATGAGTGGATTGATGTGGGTATGTGTTTGAAAAACATTCACCCTGATCTCTACGACGAGTTCGAGGAGTTCAGTCGCAGGTCGCCGCAGTTCAATGTCCGCGAGTGTATTGCCAAGTGGAACTCGTTCGGGTTTCGCAATCACGGGCAGAAAATCGGGATGGGATCGCTGTTCTACTGGTCGAAGATGGACAACTTCGAGGAGTACAAGAAGATCGAGGAGCGGAACGTTCTCCGCAAGGTTGATGCATCCAAGGGCGGTGCGGAGTACGACGTCGCTGCAGTCGTGCACTCCAAGTTCCGCGACGAGTACAAGTGTGTGAACTTTGGGAAGAATGTGTGGTACCGCTACGTCGGACACGTGTGGGTCGAGCTGGATCGCGGTGTTCAGCTCCAGCAGGAGTTGTCGGTAACAATCTGGAAGCTTTACATTCAGCGTGCGGGATACTACGGACAGAAGCTGGTTGACGGCGAAGCGTGCCAGGCTAAGGATCCAAATGCGTGCGGGTGCTCCTACTGTACCGACACGATCATGCAGCAACAACTGTTCAAGGTTGCGATTCTCCTGAAGAAGACGGCGTTCAAGTCGAATGTCATGAAGGAGTGCCAGGAGCTGTTCCTAGACGAGCAGTTCACGAAGAAGATCGATGAAAACCGGACTCTCTTGGCGTGTGCGAACGGAGTGTTTGATATGGACAAGTGTGAGTTCCGTGCGGGTCGGCAGGAAGACTACGTATCATTCTCCACAAACATTGAGTATGACGTCGGACGGTCGTACAAAGAGTTCCGGGAGTGGAAGGAGATTGACGATTTCCTACACAAGATCTTCCCGATCAAGCGAGTGCGTGATTACCAGATCCGGCATATGGCAAGGTGTTTGAACGGTCTGGGCAACCAGAAGTTTCACACATGGACTGGTGTGGGTTCCAACGGCAAGTCCATGCTCATCTGTCTGATGGAGTCGGCTCTGGGGGATTATGCGTGCAAGGTCCCGATCTCGCTGCTGACGCAGGGTCGTGGAAAGTCGGGTGCGGCATCTCCTGAGGTCGTGCGTCTGAAGGGTCGGCGGTTTGTGACGATGCAGGAGCCGGACGAGTCGGTTCCTCTCAACACCGGATACATGAAGGAGCTGACATCCAGCGAAAAGATAATTACTCGCGATCTGTATGCCGGCTCCAAGTCGATGATTGAGTTTGAGCTGCAGGCGAAGCTTCATCTGGCGTGCAACGACAAGCCGAAGATCAATACGAACGACCAAGGTACTTGGCGTCGTTTCGTAGTCATCAACTTCATCTCCAAATTCGTCCAGGATCCCAAGGGTCCGAACGAGTACAAGATGGACATGACGATTGAGCGGAAGGTCAAGTCGGAAGAGTGGGGCAAGTGTTTCCTGGCGTTCCTGATTCAGACGTACATCCAGCATGCGGGCGAAGATCTGGCTCCCCCAGCTGAGATTCTGGAGTATACTAACGAGTACCGCGAGGAGAGCAATGCGATCATGCGGTTCATCAACGAGTATACCCGCCCAGCAGCGGAGGGCGAGGAAGTGGTACCGGTCAGGAAGCCCACGCTCTCGGACAAGTTCAAACAGTGGTGGGAGACAAATCGTGGTACTCGGGACTGGAGTATCCAAGGCATGCTCAAGGAGATTGAGACAAAGTATGGAAAGTATACGTATGGTGGCTGGACAACGTTTCAGATCCGCAACGATGTGGATTGAGTTTAGTGCTTGCGGCTGCGGTGGCGACGACCGCCCTTGCGGGTCTGCATCGGTCCGAAAGACACCTTCTCGTCCTCCCCACCCTTCTTGGCATGACGACGACGGCGACCAGCGACCTTCACCGTCTTACGGCGGCGACCACCGAGTCCGAGCTTGCGGAGAGTCTTCTTGACAAAGCCAGAGATCATGGTGGACATTTTTGGTTTATCTAACGGCGAGAATGCTTTTTAACGCGACGGGTGCGACGTCCCTTACCTGTCGGCTTTGGGGGCTGGACAGGAGGAGGGGACTCGACCTTTGACCTGCGGACCTGGGTAGGAGGGAAGTCCCGCTTGCCCACATCTTCGGTCAAAAACCTGTACTCCTTAGGTCCGTACTTCATCTTTTGCATTGGTGTCTCCACCCCTCCCCGACGTGTGCGACGACCACGTCCCGTCGGTCTGCGGACCTGGGTAGGAGGAAACGAGACGGGAGTAACGGGAACAAAAGTGATATCTGGCTTGTACTCATCACCCCCCCGACGGGTGTGACGCCGACGACGACCAGCCTTCTTTGTCATCTTACGGCTGCGTCGGCGGCGACCTCCAGGCTGGACGGACGACTGCTCGGCAACCGCAGTTGCGGGGGCGGCAGGGGTAGCCGAAGCTGGGGCACCCGTTCCGAAGAAATCGGGGAGTTTCGGCAGGCTGAACGAGGGGAACCACGACCCCGACTTCTTTTCGGGGGCGGCCGTGTAGGCAGTAGACGGATCCTGGGAAGCCATGATATATTACATTCAAACGAGAAAAGATAAGAGTGTAGAGTAAGAGTAGACTCTATGGACACCCGTGCATGGGGGCCGTCCGGCTGGCAATTACTACATCTGATCGCCCATTACGAAGGCGATGAAGCAAAATACTTTTTCCCGAATCTGAAAGATATCTTGCCGTGCAAGTTCTGCCGCGAGAGCACCGCAAAGTTCTTAGCTGAAATGCCCCCAAAATCCCCCGCAGATCGGTGGCTCTACGATTTCCATAACCGCGTGAACAAGAAGTTGCGGGATCAGTGCAAAGAGGATCCCCGCGTCATTTGTCCTCCCCCAGATCCGTCGTTCGAAGAGGTGAAGAGCCACTACGACGCACTCTTGGGCAAGGAACCGACCGCACCTCCCGGTATGGATTTCCTCTTTTGCATTGCGTATAATTACACGTCAGAGAAGGAGGGTATTTACCGCCACTTCTTTGCTATGCTTGCGAAACACTACCCTTACGACTCCCTCCGCGAGATTTTCCAGGGTCACACCTTCCACTACGGAAACAAGAGGGCGGTGATGAAGAGTGTCTATACTCTCATGAAAAAATTGACAGGGGCTACGGGATCAGAGAAGATCCTGCCCTCATTTGCGGGAGTTTACCAGCGGTACGGATACTATGCGAGCTCCTGTAACCGGGGCAAGACCTGCCGTAACGGAAAGAAAAAGCGGGATCACCGCAAGACACACAAGGTCACGCACGCTCGTCTGATTCACTGACCCTTCCTCGACGAGGCACAATACCATCAAAGCTCCAAGCTTCGTAGTGGCTCTTGTATCCCTGGTTCACAACAAGCTCCCCGATCTCTTCATAATGTCCATCTTCAAACATCATTTCTACATCGTCCGCCGCCTCCCACCCCTTCTCCCGAATGAGGTGGCTCATCAGATGCCAAATCCCCCCCAACGATGCGTCCTCAATGACCTTGCGGGTATGATTCACCAAGACGTAACGCCAGCCCATTTTAGTATACAAACAAAAAAGACTGGGTTGTTTTACATGAACACTTACCATCTGATGGTAATATGTTGTAGCCCTGGTCCCGTAGGATAACGGACGAACTCGGTCTTTACTTCAAAGTCAGGGAACAGATAAAGAAGCTTGTTCTCAACAATACCAGTGCGAACAGATTGGTCATGGATGTCGCTTTTGTAGACATGATACTCCTCTCCAGTATTCTTGATCTTCTCAATCGTCTCATTGTAAATCACACGAACCATCAGATCCACCCGCCGCCGCTCAATAGCATCCTCACGCTCCTGACGAGCGGCGTCAAAGTCGGCACGAGTGAAAGGCTTGAGATCCCCCGTCATCCTGGTTTTCATTATCTCCAACGCCATTTTTCGTGCTTCTTGGGGCGACTTACAATCCCATACTCGCACCCGCATCGGCAGAACCTTTGTCTCATTACACTGATCGCAGCACATCGAGATAGTATCATCTACTTCGCACAGCGGGAACGGATTATTGCCTTCATCGGGTATTGGGGCAAAACAGAAGCAACACCTCATTCTGAGTATGCGAACAAAAAGAAGAGGTCTAGGACCGATCCATTTTACACGTCTTTCGAAACCACGCACGAGCTTTGGCGGTCTTCTTGGCTTTCCGCACCAAATCGGCGTCGGTGGTATAATGTGTCTTGCCGCACGTCAGCATACTGGCGGCACGAGCGTACCCCCACTGCTGCTGCGTCGCACCCGGACGATGCCCCGTTCTCCACGCCGCCATTCCGCGATTGTAGGACGCCCGCACGATCGGGAGAGGGACACCGGTCGCCTTGGAATATGACTGGAGGCCGTGGGCTCCTGGGAACTTCTTCTTCCATTCGCGAACGTACTTGGATGTTCGGGTCTTGACTCCCTGATCGGTCTTGAACGGAACGTAAGCCTTGGGATCTTTCCACGACATCTTGCGACGGCGGGTCGCGGTGCTTTTACGTTGCTTGTTCTGTTTTCGGGTGAGGCCACTGAAGTAACGCTTAGGCCAATACATTACTATTGTTATTCATAGTTGACATCAATTTCTCCAGTGCGTTCCTGCACGCATTCTGTTCCGCCTGTTTCTTGGTCGACGAATTCCCCGTACCCAGAATCTCGCCTTCAGGTTTGCATACTGCCATGGTAAACCCCCCCGCCCCGTCCTGGATCATCTTGTAGACGGGGGTAAATCCCATCTTCTGCTGGCAGTACTTCTGCATCCGGTCCTTATAGTTATCGTCCTCGCGGAGCATCAGGGGGATATCCAGGTGCGTCTCGATCATGTTGATCACAAAATCATTGACCATCTGGAAATTCATGCCCGAATCAATCCAGAGGGCGGCAATGAAGGCCTCGAGGACATCGCCCAATTTCTCAATATTCTGACGTCCGTGGGCGGGCACCATTTCCTCGACGTGTTTCGAAACCACAAAGAACTTGTCGAGATGGAGCTTGTCCCTTGCCAGCGTTCCCAAAGTCTTGTTTCGCACAATGAGTTTACGGGTATTGGTCAGAAACCCCGGAGCCTCTCCGGGAAACCGTTCGCACAAATAATTCGCGACGACTGCACCCAGGAGAGAATCGCCGCGGAACTCTAGTTGCTCATACGACTCGTCCTGAAGATCCATTACGCCTGGGGGGCAAGGACCAAGCACACTCGGCTCGCCGGTCAAGGTCGTGTACTCCGATCGCCGGACGTAGGTGGAATGAATCATGGCTTTCTGGAAGATCGCGAGGTTCTGCACCTTGTATCCTGGAATGCAGAGGATGCGGTTCACATCGTCTGCAGTCAAGGGACAGTTCTTAGGGTTGTAAGGGAAGTACTCAATCATGGCAGCCATTCGCTAGTTTGTATATATACGCCGGGTATACGAAAATCTGTTACAGATATTTCTTCTCTTTTCTACAATCATAGCAACGCTGGCGAAACTTATCCTGTCCCTCCCCGCCATTCGGCGGCGTCTCGACCTCTGGACTTCGTGCCTACCATCCATTCGTCCACACTACGCTGTGAAGTGTAATAATTTAGATGCAGTGCTAGCCGAGCTGCACCGGGGAGGGGCAGGGTTCGACTGTGCTTCGGCGGATGAAGTACACCGTGTCCTAAAAATAGGAGCCATGCCAAGCGACACGATTTATGCGAATCCGTGTAAGTCGCGTGATGAAATGTTTAAAGTCAAAGAACACGCCATACCGTATATGACCTTCGACAGCAAGATCGAGGGAATCAAAATCAAAGAGGAACAACCTGAAACCAAACCTATCCTCCGCATCTTTGTAGACGACAAGGGGGGTGCCCGCATTCCCCTGAACAGCAAGTTTGGATTTCACCTGAAAAATATCCACGAACTCTGTGATCGCGAGCCACAGTTTCATACCTATGGTCTCGCATTTCACGTGGGAAGCGACTGCACGTCTCTTGCCGCTTACCAGTCAGCCATTGATACGGTGAAAGGGTTCGTCGACGTATTCAAGTACTCTCCTGCAGCATTCACTCCCGAACTCCTGGATATTGGCGGAGGATTCTCAGGCTCAACAGCAAACGACGAGTTTTTCAGGAACGAGCTGGCACCCTATATTCGCGAACAGGTGAAGACCATGCCATTCAAGCGTGTCATTGCCGAGCCTGGTCGGTTCTTTGCTGAGGAAAGCTGTACGTTGCACGTTCCAGTCATCGGAAAGAAACGGCTTCCCAACGGGAAACAATGCATAACGCTGAACGAATCCGTCTATGGACTATTCTCCGGGGTCTTATTCGATGGCTTCAAACCAGAATTTAAGTGTATTACTCGCAACCCCTGGGCAAACTGTGAACAGTTCACCATCTTTGGACGGACGTGCGATTCAGCGGACAGGATCGCAGAAGATGTGTGGCTGCCGAGCGATATCGACGATTCAGACATCCTGGAAGTGAAAAACATTGGGGCATACTCGTGGGTCACGGCATCTACATTCAACGGTTTCCCTTTACCACCGGTGGAGGTTATACCAGGGTCTTCTTCGTAAGACGGCGGGGCAGATGCTTCTTGCCTCCACGCTTCTTGGCAAAGTAGTGAGCCAGAGTCAGAGCGGAGCCGGCTACAATGGCATCATCAATTACACCCGCACCTCCACGCTTAGAAGTACGACGACGCCGGCGGGCACCCAGTGTCTTCTTGCGTCCGAACTTATCTGCAGCATACGAGGTTCCCACGGCAAAAATGGCGTCATCAACCATACCCACGCCACCCTTCCGAGTGTGGCGGTGACGACGACGGCGACCACCGGTGCACCCGCAGCCTCCGCCAGCAGGAGGATGAGGTCCATTAGGAGCAGTGTCAGTAGCGAACTTTTCCATTCTGTGTATTATTACTTACCCCCCATTTTTTGTACGACGATCGGGTGCCTCATGATTTCTTCTTCCGATATTCCAAGAATATCGTGGTACTTTGGCTGAACCCAGCGAGACAGGGCAGTTAACGCAAGGTGGAATGTCAGGGTCTCGGCATCTGTATTGTTGGCGATTCGAGCTCCAGACCCATCCCATCGCTTCCAAAATCGGCTCACAATTGGGCGAAATAGGTCTTCGATGACACCAGGGTACGCATCTGTCTGTTCGCGTACGATTAAATTACAAAAAGGACACCGATCGGCGTACAATTGACAGTTCGGCATATGACGCGAATGACTGTTCATAAGATCATTCATTCGTCAGGCTATAAATCTCCGCACAGAACTCTGCGAAGTGGAGTGTTTTGTACTTCTTATAATCCACTCGCAGTAAGTCCATTTCACGAAGAGCATCCTCTAATTCCAGAAAGAGACCACGAAGTTCCTCTTCATGAGTTGATATGTGCACCCACTCGCCCACCCTCTCCATCAGTGCCTCCTTCGCCGTCATTGTTATCTACTGCCATCAAACGCTTAAACGCAAACTCATGGGCAACCATAGCCTGCTTCTTACGCTCAACGATCCAATCAAACAGCTCTGCGGGCCAAGGCTTATTTCCAGTCGCACCGCCGTTCACAAAACTTGCGATAAGATCCTTGAGCTCCTTCTGCGACAGTGACCACGGCTTACTCCACGTCTCGGGACGCTGGATCTTGATGTACGAACCGTCATCCTGGATCTCGAGCTTGTGGAGGTTCTGGAAATTTGCACGGCGGAGAATGTCGCTCATCTCGTTCTCCACGAACTTCTTGTCCTCCCGAAGCTTGTACACCTTAGCGTTCAAATCCTTCAGTTCGTCATCGAGATTGCGGTACTTACGCACGGCACGGACAAGGTCACGCTGATCCATCCTGGGTATGCCTTTTCCAGGCTGTATAGTTTCTTATCCGTTTTGAATAATGGATCCGCGGGAAGTAGAGAAGCTACGACTAGCTTACAACAAAGAACACCCGCACGAAAAACCGGTCAAGGCTGGCGACGATATGTGGCAGGAAATCACCCGGCGGATGAAGGATGCCTGCAAAGCGGGAACCCCAGAATGTATTGTCCATGCCCTCGTGAAGAAACCAGTGGCTCCCGACAGCTGGGTGTCCAACGGGACTGAATGGCTATCGTCCGATGATATCGACAACGCTCAAAAATATTATATGGATCTCATCCCTGATTACTACTACACGGGTTCGGTTCCCATTGATTTTGATATGCACAACGAAACAGGCAAGTGTCTAGTCTCGTCCCTGTGCAGCATGAAGATCTCCGAGCTTCACAAGAAAGGGTACCGCCGTGTGGGAATTGTGTTCAACACGGATCCCAGCGACGGACCTGGTGAACACTGGATCGCGGCATTCTGCGACTTCCGTGACCACCTAAAACATCCGCGGATGACGTATTTTGATTCGTATGCCCAGAAACCCGAGAAAGAGGTTCAACGTCTGATGCAGAGGTGGAAGGAGCAGCTGGATGATTTGAAAAAGTTTCCGGAGCCCACTGTTCTCTCCTACAACGCCCTGCGGCACCAGTACAAGGATGCCCAGTGCGGAATGTACTGTATCTACTTCCTCCACTGCTGTCTCTTTGAAGTCCCGATGGACGAGCAGGTTCCCGACGATGTAGTGATGATGATGCGTCCGCTCTTTTTCAGATATAAACAACATCGTAGTAAGAAATAATATGGACACCGTTGCACTTCTCTGGGTGATCGTATGTATTTCTGCAGCGTTATTAGGAGTAGGATTGGCAGTGGGAGCGTATGTTCGTATAACCAATACTCCTCCCCCCGATGCATCGGTCACAAAGGCTCTTGCAGT